AATCAGAAGAAAGTACAACCCGTTTAATAAGTAAATCCGTCAGATCAATCAAAATATGTATTTCTGTTTGAGAAGCCCCGCCGTTGTGAAACCGTGGGGTTTTGTTTTAAACAGCTTAAAAGAAAGGAAAGAAGAAAAGGAATAAAACAACCATAAGAAAATAAGGAAAAGAAGAAAGGAAAGAAAAAGACTCCCCCTAGAAAAACAATCTTTATTCTTAACCATAGTTAAATGTACACGTTCCAAATACCGGAGAGATATAAGTGCAACTTTTACAAACGCCTTTGTCTAGGTCGTTGTCAGAAATAAATATCAAGTAGAATTGTCCAAACTAAAAATGGGTTAGCAAACTTAAATAATACCTGTATTCCTTTGGACGGGGCTTTGGTATTACTTTAAATCTACTAACCCATTTAAAATATTATGAGCTGTTTTATTCTTTCGTTCGCCCGTCCAAAGGTAAACAATACACAAATATACGTATTTACTATTTATGTAACATTGTTAATACTTAAAAAGTTTTGAGGTAATTCTTAAGCGTAGTAAAATTGAAATGGTAATCCGGTATCGTGTGGTACGAGTTCCCGATTGCGAGGTGAATAAACGTCTGTAAGAACGCTTCTTTCTGAAATCTAATGAATGTACTAAACTCGCTAGCTGGAGCATTCAGCATGAACTTAACAACGCGTGTATTGAAAAGGAAAGATTCATTCTTGATGACCTTGTCTAAGGTGTACAGGTCTTTCACAAAAGCAAAATTCAAATCGTTTTCGATCTTCGGATGAATGTCTTTATTTGCAAGCTCAGCAAAGTATAAGAATTTGCAATCAGCAGATATTTTGTACTCTTCCAGCATTCTTTTGACTACCCGCTCATGACTTCCTGTGATGATGATGTCATCCAAGAACAACAATGTCTTATTATCCACAAAATTAGCATCAATATGAAATCCATCGTTCCCGATTAACTTCATTCTATCCTCTGCTGATAATGCGCCGTAGTCTTCTTTATAGGTGATTGTACGATGAATCTTTGCCTCTTCAACTACCCTATGGTTTCTTTCAACTAGAAATTCATTGAGTCTTTGAACGAAGTAATCTTTCATTGCAAAGGTTGCGGTAGGAATAAAACAATACGGAGAAGAGATCACTACTATCTGCTCGTATTTACAGTGACGCAATCCGTTTCTTTTAATAAACCCATCCGCTAAGGCATAACCAAAATCCCTGGCAATATCTTTGTCGCCAAATTTAAACTTCGAATAGTCGATTGCCGAAAACGGGATTTCGTCTTCGGCGTATATTTTATGTAATGAATAGTTCTTCATTTAACACGTCTTTAATAGTAAATGGTGAGTGATTTATATTGTTGATGATTACATGACCTATCCCGGCAAATTGAGCGCCTACGCCGTCTGCATTCGGATTGTCCCCTACGTGCAAGATTTCGTGTTTGTCTAACCTGCCATTTGTTAATTTATTGATTTTGCTAAAGAAAAAAGGGTTAGGCTTAGACATCCTGTGTTCATCTGAAAACAGCATAAACCTAAAGTCAATTTGGGACAAGTCGCTTTTCTGAATGAAAGTTTTAAGGGTATGCCCTTTGATAAATCCGGTATTGGACAAAATAGAAAGGGTTTTACCATGTTCCTGTAAACACCATAGGGTCGAAACCGTATCCTCGTCGTACATTTGAGGGGTGTAATTAAAAAATATTTGCTCAATCTCAGCGTAAATTTCGTTGATCTTAGTTGTCGAAATATCCGATAGATCAACCCCTAAATTATAAAGCACCATGCAATACATTTCCAGTGCATCGATGTTCTTGCCTACGATTTCGTTTGTGTAATTGCAAGACAAGTCAACATTTCGAATAATGTCTTTTACTTCGGCTAACGTCCTGCTAAATGGGTTGAACTTTTTTTGAAAATATTTGGCGCGCTCTTCCTTGAAGACGCTGTTTGACTTTATGAGTGTCAGCCATAAGTCAAAAGAATAATGTTTTATCATGAATTTGTTTTTGACCGAATGTAAGCGCAATATTTTAAAGTTGCTAAGATGTATCGAATATGTTGCAAAATAGACTATGCTAGTTTCATTTGTGTTTTGTTCCTTCTTCTGCCTCTAAGCATAGCGTCTAAAGTAGTCCTGTTTAAGCAAAACGCATGCGCCGCTTGCACTACACTAGAATAATATATCCCATTTTCAGTATTAAGAACAAGGCGTCCGTTTATCCTTGGGTTATATGCTTTTTTCAGCATTTTTCTGCCTTTTAATTTGCTAGGAACGCCCATCTTGGTTTGGCTTATTTTTAATTTAGTCGTATTGCAATGACTCCCATTTATCAATTCTGTTTTTACAGACATGCAGTTTAATCCTTTATTAGTAGAGTCATGGAAATCTTGCCAATATCTTTCTCTAATATTTAATTTGTCAATCGCACACCGCTCTATGACTTCCAGTTTGTGGGTTTCAAATCCGTATTTCTTAAAAGAATTGAATAGCCTAGGCTGACCTTTGCATGCGTTGTATTTATATGTTTTAAATCTTGTCTCTATATTGCTGCTTTGCCCTATGTAAACCTTGTTTGACGGAGACGTTATTCTATAAATTCCTATCATAAATAAAAACCCTTATCCCACCTTTCACGTCTTCGAACTCGTTACTCAATGAGATAAGGGTAATAATGTTTTTAAATCGGTTTAAATTCGAAGACTACCAATTACAATATAAATATACATAAATCTTAGTATATTTGAGTTTAAAAAAGGCATCGCAATGGCAACATTACCAACTAAATACAACTGGCTATCCAAAGAAGGAGCGCCAAAAATGCTTGTAGAAGCATTAAAACATTACGGAGTTATGGAACATGTCGGCAAAGGCTCGAATGTAGATATTACCAAATGGGCTAAAGAGGTTGGTGTATCCGGCTGGTATACTGATGATGATATTCCCTGGTGTGGGCTATTTGTTGGGGTGATTGCTAAAAGGGCAGGGTATCCGTTTTCTTCTGCTAAATTATTAGCGGCTAAAGAATGGGCTAATTGGGGTGTTGGTGTTTCTAAAGAAAATGCAAAACTTTGGGACGTTTTGGTGTTTTCAAGAACCGGAGGCGGTCATGTTGGGTTTTATGTAGCCGAAAATAGTCATGCTTATTTAGTATACGGGGGCAATCAATCAAATGCTGTGGGATTTGCATTTATCGCCAAAGACCGCTGTGTATCTGTACGTAGACCCGCCTATAAAATTGGAGAACCCTCAAATGTGCGTAAAGTTTATATTTCAGAAACAGGTGAACTTTCTAAAAACGAAGCGTAATGTCGAAGTATTTCAAAAACAAATTTTATACAATGTGCTTAGGTATCGGGATGAACATGTTTCTGCCAATTTATTTCAAGCACGAAGAGCCTATTTTGCAAAAATCTAAATTTCACGGATAATGAAATTCCTTGACTTCATCCACTCGACCAAGACGCAAGCAATTTTAGCCTTCGTGGTAGTGATAGGGGTGGGCACGTTACTTGAGTTTGGTCACTTGACCGAGGGCATAAACAACCGGATATTAGATATTGCTTTATTAACGGCAACGTTTTATTTCGGGGGCAGTAAAAGTAGCTCAGCTAAAGATGATACGATTAGCCGGCTCACATCTAACCCCCCCTGCTACAACAAACACAGGCGACATTAACATTAACCCTTCTAAAGATGAAAAAGCTATTTAACATATTAATCCTTTTGGCGCTTTTGGTCCTGATTGCGTTAGTTCCAGGATGTGGGACAAGGAAAGTTAATTTAAAAACAGAGAAAACGGAGATTAAAAATGAACAAAGCGGGAATACCGAAAGCAGTAAAGAAAGTAAAAGCGGCCAAAGTTCGAGCAGTGAAACGGAGCGCAAAACTGACACAGAAAACACTTACACCAAAACCACGGAACATACCAATTACGATAAAGACACAGGCAAGCCTACAGGCTACACGAAAACAAGCGAAACCGGTAAAAGCAGGGATAACAGCACCGAAAAAAATAAAACTGTTAAAGAGGCTTATTTACACGATGTTGAAAAGCTTAGAATAGTGACTGTTACCCGAAACTCGGTGAAATCCGCTAACAAGGAAAAAGCCACTTCGACTAATCGAAATGGCTTATTTGTGCTTGGCGGATTCGGATTACTTATCCTTGGGGTTCTTGCGTGGTTAAAATGGGTTCGTAAGTAGATTTACTTTATTTCTTCGGGGAAATTAGGGGCATTATCCTTTAAATAGTTAGCTATACGAGTGTGCATTTCTGATTGATCTTCGTTATCGAATCCTCTAAATTTGACTCTAGCAGGATAAACGTTGAGTATGTTTCCGTTTGCATTTATTTTGCAAACTATAGCCCATCCGAAAGCGTGCAAAACAGTATTTATAAACATAAACAGCCCTGTTTCTCTAAATTCTTCCCAGCCTCTTTCTTCGATGGCATTTGTTATCAGTTTTTTCATTTTAATTTCCTTTTTTAATTTTGTCTGCCCATTCCCGACTTCTGCCGTTATAAACAGCGCGTCCAGCGGTCGTCAATACGTCGCCATTTTCGCTGATATAAAACTCACCTGTTGAAACGCTTTTTATAGTGCTTATCGCTGAATAAAAAACCTCAAATTCCGGATATTCCCTTTGCGCCTTTGCGATAAGGCTGTTTTTCTCTTCTGTTGTCATTAGTAATTTGTTAAATGGTCAACCAATACGCCTACCCCGACCAGCATCGCTACCCATATTCCGAATACGAGTAGCGTAGTTTTGTCTTTACTTAATTTCATCGGACATTAAGTAATCGATTAAAAATTTATGATCTTCAATCCAGTGCTGGATAGCTAATCTATTTGTTGTCTTAGCTTTATCTTTCGCTAAGTGAATTACAAAACGAGGCATAGATAACTCAATTGCAATATTTGAGATTTCGTAATCGTCGTTGCTTACTGTTTTTCTGTCGTTTGACATGGTTTTAAATTTTAAAGGTTAATTACTTTGTTTATTTCTTGCGCAGATTAGCGCGTAAATTGCTAGACACATCATTCCGAATATGAATAACGAGGTGCATACGTCCGAGTTGCTCATGTTAAAGTTGTTTTTCAGGAACCCCTATAAGGTCATTATCTATTAGACTATTTACGTAGTTACTGAAAGAAGTATATTTAATCTTATTCTGCAACCTTGGGTCTTCCAACTTAGAAAGCCTTACCCTTACGTTTATCTGCTTTGTCTGTTCTGTTGACGCCGGGCGTCCTGCCTTTGATTTCTTCATTCAGCAAATCTATATTATTAATATCAATAATACAAGGATAAAATTTATTTTAATTAATTTGTATTAATAATTTGCATCTTAATTATATAGTCCGTATCATTGTCCTGTCGTCAAGCAAACAACACGACTAAATACTATGCACCTTCAAAAATATAACATCCGTGGAACAGAAATAAACAAGATTCAATTTTCTGAAATTGAAAGCTATTTAGAAGAAAAAGGATTTAACATTAACTCTGTATTCGACATGATCGCTGACGAAAAAGAAAACGTGTATGTTAGCAATGGGTTTGTTAAAGGGTTGACAGCAGAAGTCAACGAAGACGGCGAATGGCATCACTTTTTCAAAAAGGATATTGACGGTCATTTTATTGCAGGCAAACTTCAATTTAAAACGTATTAATCATGGCAACAGAACTACAGAAAATAAAATCGGAATATCCAAACGCTGAGTATTTCCAAGAGACCTTATATCCAACGCCAGGAAGCGAAGACCCGATCTTGGACGGGGACGGTATTCCTGTTGATGCGGACTACTTGATAAGAGATCATTACTTTCAAGTGTTGGGCACATCGGTAGACAGCAACTATGTTAAAAACGAGCTAGGCGGTTACCTAGAAGCTTTCACAAACGTTTAAAATAAATATTATGCAAACTCAAAAAAGAAATCAGATTTTGCCTACATGGGCAATCTTAACATTAAGCGCATTGTTCGCTTCGGTCGTTGTTGCAATGCTCGTAAAGGGTCAAGTTTCTAATCTTTCATGGTGGGGGTTTTAGTTATGGAAAACAACTTGACAGCCGAAGAAATGGCAAAAGTTCTACAAATCGTTAAGTTGGGATTGCTTATCCAGAACGCTAAAATCTCAATGAATTTAGAAGTTAAAAACATATCAGTTTATGATTTTCCACGGGAAGACGGAACTCCTAAACGAGACTACCTTTATCATTTTGAGGCTTTTTTTGCTGATGGAACTTACAAGCTTGACCAAGTAATTACGCTTTTAACTAAGCACATTTCAAGCACGTATTATTTTATCAATGCTAAATTTAAAGACGACAGTATTATGTTTTGCTTTGGACTTAACGGTGAATTTGAAATAACTGTCCCGATTGAGGATATTCATAATTACATCATCGAAATGGGCTTCAATACCGTTCAAGTAAGCGAGGATGACTTTAAAAGATACCCTGCAAACGAGTGCTTAACGAAGAACTTTCAAAGCATTACCTCTGAGTACTTTTACTTGGTGTTGTTGCCTTTGATGAAAAAAGAAATGGAGGCGAAAAATGGTAGCTAAAATTCTGTATCGTTGTGGTTGGAAAAACACGAATCCTTACGCGGAGTTCTATTCAGAGCAAACAATAGTAATTATTTACGAAGAATTAACCGTAGTTAAGGAAACTACAAAATGCTACGTGGTGAATCACGGGAAAAATAAAAGGAATATTTTAAAAGATCAATCCGGCAAGCGTTATGCTTACGAGACTAAAGAGAGGGCTTTAGAGGCTTTTATAATCAAACGGGAAAGCTATCACAGAAAATTGAAATCAATGCTTAAGAACAACGAGCGTTTAATAAAAATATCAAATGAGACAGCCCAGTGAAAAATATGCCGCGTTCCTGAGGTTTGCGATCTCAATCGGAACGGCAACAGTAATAGCAACAATGATTTATTTCACCTTTAGCAAATAACAAAATGAAAAAACACGAAGCAATAAAAATATCTTATGACAATTACCCTAAAGGGACAGTAATTAAGTGGATAGACGGTTTTCCTCTTACTGTTGACGGCACTTACAAGTGGGTGGGTAAACACAAAATTCATGACGGACAGGGATTTTGTGTTTATGATTCAGAATCAAACGGGTCTGTTTGGGCTAAAATTGTCCCTGCCGAAGTAGAAGAGAAAAAAACATTCATCTTAAAATCAGAAGATGGTGTTGATTTGTATTCAGGTGATGAGATGTGGGCAGTTCAATTAAATAAAACCTCAAATAAATGGGAGTTGGATTTATTCCTAAAAAAGGAGTGCTTTGTCTTACCAGACACATCGGGCGTAATAGAACCTGACGTAGACTTTCCTGCGATAACTACTCCTGACACGTACAAGGCATTCAGCACCCGTGAAAGCGCAGAAGCTTGGGTGAACAAAATGAACATGCCTCTGTTCACTACTGTAGAACTTTTTTGTGGAATGGAAGCGCATGTATATGGTGGCGAGATTATTTTAATAAAAGACGCAGACAAAACTGTATTTTCATTATATCCATCGGACATAGAAGATATTGCACATGTTTACACGTCTAAACAACAATAACGTTACAAAAGCATTCCCGTATTATCAGTAAATTTATAACTCAGAGCCGCAAGTCTGTTGAAAACATTAGAACCCATGAGGGGTGAAAAGTTCTTGCGGATTTTCACTCCGATTGGGTTCGCTTATTTAAAATCAAAATGGAAAATCAAGAATTACAAGTAGTAGAGAAAACAACAGAACTTACCCCTGAGCTATTGGTTATAGCTGAAACGTCGGGGCTAGTTTTAACAGAGGCTCAAGAGATCGGAATCCGATTTGCCCCATTCATGAACGTCGTTAACGATTTTGCTGTTAAAATCGCTGAAATTAACTCAGAAAACCCGACGGCAGAGGATGCCAAATTAGCCAGGACTTGTCGATTAGCTTTGGTATCTAACCGAGGGTCTAAGGGACTAAGCGCAACTAAGGAAGAGTTGAAAGCTGGATTGCTTATTAAAACTCGTCTTATTGATAGCTATTTCAAGGTAGTTGAAAACAGTTCTTTACTGTCCGAGCAAAAAGCTGAGGCAATTGAAAATCACCAAAAGAAGATCGAAGAGCAACGGCTTTCTGATTTGGAGCAATCAAGAATAGAATTGCTTTCACCATATGGTGAGATAAATAAATTTGTTGATCTCAAGAATATGGATGACGCAACCTTCGATAGTTATTTGCAAAACGAAGCCCTGGCATTCAACACGCGTAAAGAAAATGAACGTCTTGCTGAGGCTAAGAGACTCGAAGAAGAGAAGAAAGCCGAAGAAGATCGTATTGCGGCGGAGAAAAAGGCGGAACACGATAGGCTTAAAAAAGAAGCAGAAGATAAAGCTGAAAAAGAGCGTATAGAAAAAGAAAACGCCGAACTAAAGGCTCAGCAAGAGAAAAGAGAGGCTGAGATCGCTGATCAAAATAGAGTTGCTAAAATTGAGCAGGACGAAAAAGACAGGTTATCGAAAATTGAATCCGACAAAAACGCTAAAATTCAAGCCAATTTAAAAGCAGAAAATGACCGGGTCAACGCCGAACTAAAGGCGAAAAAGAATGAAGAGGAACGAGTTGCCTCGGAAAAACTAGCCCAAGAAAAAGCATTGCTTAACGCAGGAGACAAGGAAAAAGTAAAAATTTTCTTTGGCAAGTTTGATTCATTAGTAAATGAATTTCCTAATCTGTCAACTACAGAAGGTAAAGCTATGCAAGCTCGTGTTATCGAAAGCTTATTAATGGTTAAAAAGTTAATTATTTCTGACTCTAAAACATTACTGTAATGGCAAAAGAGGTTAATATTGATTGCAGGAAATATAGGAAGTCGACGCACCTCGCGTCGGCTGACCTAGACGCGATGGTTACAGATGGCAGAACGTCGCTGATCTTCACCATAAAGGAAGCTTGGTATGATACCAAAGTTGACGTCTCAGGCGAGAAAACGGACGGTTATTTCTGTTCATTTGTAGAGGACATAAAGGATATGGTTTTGAACTCTACAAACCGAAAGACAATTGCTGGGTTTGCCAGGAAGAAAGGGTTTAGCGAAGTTGAATGTTGGAACATTGGAAATTGGGGTGGAATACGTATTGAGTTTTTTGTTTTGAGAGATATAAAAGCTTTTGGGAAAGTTCAAGACGGAATCCGCATTTCTCCGATTCCTCCGGCTGAAAAAGTTAAACCGACTTTTACTGAGGCTAACTTTGAAAAAGCTCACAAAGCCGGAGCTACCATCGAAAAGGTAAAAGAGGTTTATTCAATCAGTGCAGATATGGAAATTTTATATAGCGACTATGTTAGAGACAATACAACAGCGTAGCCCTGAGTGGTACGCGCAAAGGCTTGGCAAATTCACTTCTTCAAAAGCAGATGATTTACTTGGCATCAGGGGACTGGGAGAAACTGGATTATCCTACTGCCTAAAGCTTGCTACTGAAATTGCCGAGGGAATAGACGAGGATAACCAATTTATGTCTTACGATATGCAAAAAGGTATAGAAAATGAGCCTTATGCGTTTGAACAGTTTAAACAATTAAAATCATTAGAGTTTCTCGAAGTTTCAAACTGCGGATTCTTCCAGTTGAATAATAACATAGGGGGTAGCCCCGACGGTCTTGTAAGTGACAACGCTGTTTTAGAAATCAAATGCCCTAAAGACGATACATTTTTCAAACTCGTCTACAATGGTTTTATTGATAAAAAGTATTACAATCAAATGCAACACCAGCTATGGGTTACAGCAAGAGAGAAAGCTTATTACTTCAACTACATTATCCATCGAGGCGAACCCAAATGGCATGAGATTGTAATTCAAAGAAACGATATAGTTATTGATCTACTCAAGAAAAGGACTGCCGAGGGAATTGAAATACGTGACGAAATGGTTCATAAAATCAAGCAGAACCGCCAATACTAACCGCCTTAAAGCCCGTTTAACGACGGGCTCTTTATGTAACACCAATGTTGCAAAATTAAATGCAATTATTTTCACTCGCCTATTGTTTTATCCGGATAAATGGCTACCTTTACATCATCAAACAAAAACAAATATTATGAAAAACTTACAAATCCACAAAAACATTAACAGCAAACAAGCAATGGTTAAATTGATCGGAAAAGTAACTCCTGAGTCGATCAAGTTTAACGCGATGGTTTTACGTAGTTCAAAAAATAAATAAGATGTTAAATTATATCTCCAACGGAACGGATTGTGAAATTAAAATGAATATACTTCATAGTGTGGACGGTTATTACGTGTCAAATGAAGGTACAAAATCAAATCCTAATTACCATGTGTGGGTACCAGGTATTACTCACGCTACATGTGATAGCGCTTATAATGACCTGTCACTTGCTGTAGTGAGGTGTAATTATTTATTCAAAAACAAAGTAAAATGAAAATCAAATTCAAGTCGGAATTAGACCGGAAGCATCAAGCCAAAATGACCACGATCACACCGGGTCAATACTTCGAAACAGCATCAGGTGATTACGATGTAACCAGAAGGGCGCGCACCAACATGGGTAAGAATCCAAAGTACGAACACATGCGTTGGTCGCTTAAGTTAGGCAAGGGAATTTTAACGGTTAAACGTTTGGATGATGCAACGGACACTATCTAGTGAAGACATTTCTTTTGTTATAGAAAATCATTCGAAAATGAGCGATTTGCAGATAGCTAAAGAATTAAATTTTTCCCATCAAACAATAGGGCTTCATAGGAGGCTACTAGGCTTTTATAAAGGTCATGGCAGGAAAACTTGGTTTGATTTAGTAAGAATGCCAATTATCATGGAAGATTTTTGGTGTAACAATGAATCGGAAATAGTTCTTTCCAAGAAATATAATATTGCACAACCAACTATTAGCAAATACACCTCAATGCTTTTCTTTAAAAAAAAATCAGAATCAACTATTACTATTACTTTAAAATCTAAAATATAATGACGCATGCATCATTATTCTCCGGTATAGGAGGTCCGGAACTCGCAGCTGAGTGGATGGGATGGGAAAATAAATTTCATTGCGAAATCAACCAATTTGGACGAATTATTTTAAATAAAAATTTTCCTAATTCAATAAGTTATGGAGATATTAAATCAACAGATTTCAGTATTCACAGAGGATCAATCGACGTACTCACAGGGGGATTTCCCTGTCAAGACGCAAGTATCGCCAAACAAAACGGTGGTGGTAAACAAGGGTTACAAGGTAGCAGGACAGGACTCTTTTATCAAATGTGCAGAGCTATTTCCGAAACAGAACCAAGATATGTGGTGGCCGAAAACGTTGAAAATATTCTCAGGACCAATGCAGGAATTGATTTTAAAATCATCCTCAGTGAATTGGCCAGAATGGGGTACAATGCAGAATGGAGAGTATGCAGAGCGTCAGATGTTGGTGCCCCGCATCACAGAGCGAGGCTGTATATCGTTGCTTACGCCAACAGCATCAGATTGCAACAGGGACAGACTTTCTTTTCCTATGTTAACGAGAAGGCATCACCGATCGCCTGGGAGTTTGCCGGAACATCTGTACAGACTTTTCGGTCCGGTGCCTGGGCATGTGAACCACCGGCTGTATGCGTGGATGATGGGCTTTCCTTTGGAGTGGGCGACTATTCTTCCGGAGCATGGCGAAGAGAGCAAATAAAAGCGTATGGAAATTCAATAGTACCCGAGATACCATATAGAATATTCAAAGCAATTCAAGAATACGAAAACCTAAATGACTGAATACGAACTATGGATTCGCGACATCTTATCTGAAACGCCAATCGTTCAGCAGGATGTTAACGGACAATTGTTAATGGATTTTAATTAAAAACTATGTCACGACAAAAATTACCACCCGGAGAAGCTGAACGCAGGAACAAAGCAAGATCAAAACACTTTGCTGTGTTGAAAAAATCCAAACGTGACGCTGATCGAATATCAGGAATTAAACCAGTTAAAGTCGATCTAAGCGAAGAAACGAAATTACGCATGCGTTTGTATTCGCAAAAGATTAGAGCAGAACGCAGGGCTTTAAATCCACCTAGAATCAAAGTAGAAAAGACCGATGAAGAACGTCGGGAATACCACCGACAAAAATCAAGGAACTACAGTCGCAAGAAAAACAAAACCAAGCCGGAGAACTTCCGGTTTGGCGCAGAAAAGAAAGTAACAGTTAAACCAACTAAGCCAGTCAAAATGCAACAAAGCATCAAACGTACCCCGCAAGAACAAAAGGAAATCAAAAAGCCTAAACCGGATATGTTCAAACAAGAAAAAGTAGTTGTCGTTAAATCCAACGACGAAGGTAAAATCAAAGTCAGGCTCAACCAAAGGACGGAAGTTATGGCAAGCCCGGGCTACGACATAGAGGCTTTAAGGAGGAAGTACGGGATAGTGTAGAAAATTAAGAGGTGAAATTCCTCTTTTTATTTGGTTATATAGATTACAATATGTAAATTAGCAACATGGAAAAAGAAATTATAATTAATCCACAAAAAACATACACCAAAACAGAATATCACAAAACTTTTGGTATCAACCGCGTTAAAATAGATCAGCTTATAAAAGATAAAGAGTTGAAAACTATAAACGTAAAAGGAACTACTTTAATAGTGGTGAAATAATTTTTAGGCTTTAAATTTTTACAGATAGTAATATGCTAAAAGCAATAACAACTATATACAACGGCAATAGATTTAGGTCAAGATTAGAGGCTAGATGGGCTGTTTTTTTTGATTGCATGGGATGGGTTTATGAATATGAAGAAAACGGGTATCAATTGCCAAGCAAGTGGTACTTGCCCGACTTTTATTTTAGGCAATGGAACTGCTATGCAGAGGTAAAGCCCGTCCAGTTAAGTTACGATGAAATAAAACTTGTTAAAGAGCTTTCTTTAGGAATGGAAACTGACGGTAGTATAGATGTTTTGCTTTTAGAAGGAATACCAAAGCCTATTTCATACAGGACTATAATTTCTGGTGACATTGGCACTAATGTGATATTTACAAGTTCACAGGAAAAGATTACCCCATTTTTTTCTTCCGATGAATTTATATCCGAGTGGACTATGCTTGATAAAACTAAAATTGCAATAAAAATTGCAAAGCAATATAGATTTGAACATGGGGAGGGATTGAAATAATGGCAGATTCAAAAAGATCATTTGTTTTGTATGCAGATTTGCTACCAACTATTAAAAAAATGCCAAAGGAAAAGGCTGGGGAATTGCTTTTAGCTATTTTGGAATATGTAAATGACTTAAACCCTACAGTTGAAGATTTAATGGTTGACTTGGTTTTTGAACCTATAAAACAACAGTTAAAAAGGGACTTAAAGCGATGGGAAGGCATAAAAGAGAAGAGGTCAGAGGCAGGAAAAGCAAGTGCGGAAGCTAAGAAAGTAGCCAAAGAATCTCAACAAAAGTCAACAAATCCAACACATGTTGATTTTGTTCAACAAACGTCAACAAAATCAACTGTAAGTGTTAATGTAAATGATAGTGTAAGTGTTAATGTAAATGAAATAAAGAAAGAAGATATATATAAAGAAAATCCTGCCCCTGAAATTGATGAAGAAAAAAAATCAAACATGATTAATACTCTTGTTGAGCAATTTGGATTTTCTGAAATGAAGTATAAACAGCAGAAAAGTTATATAATGTCATTCGTAACTAATCTGTTTTTTAAAAATCAGCAAGACGACTTTATAAAGCAGTATTTAGCTTACTGCGAGTTTAAAAAGCTATCAAAGCAAATAGTACATTCTTACGATAAATTGATGGGTGATGCCTCACTTCAATTTGAAGACGGAGCTTGGAAGTCTAAAAACTGGGAACATGAACTTAAAGAAATCAAAAATAAAACCGATGGAACTCGAAACAACAAACCAAAGTCAATTTTTGCAGACTAGTTCTGCCGAAGCAATTAAAATTGCAAAAGCTATTTACCATGTCAATCAATTGACTTCATTTGACCTTAGCGACCGGAAGATAATAGAGTGGTCGCAGAGTATTATAGAGATTTTGCCGCACATTGAATTGGATGATTTGAAACTATTAATCCGTGAAATGAAAACAGGCTCAATAGCATACGACCATAGGTTAGGCGTTCAAAATATATTCATAGGGCTAAAAACTAAATTCGGAAGTAAATATTTCCCCTCTCAATTCAACTTCTAATGATTATACATGAATTAGCCACAGGTCAGGACTTTGAAATTGACAACAAACGAACGTCTGGGGAGGAACAAATGGTCTGTCCGAAATGCAGCCATACCCGAAAAAAGAAAACAGTGCGCTGTTTCTCATGGAACAACGATAAAAACGTTGGTCACTGTGCGCATTGTGAAAGTTCTTTTGTTATTAAAACTGAATACGTGAATCCTAAAAAAGAATATTTCACCCCAATTTACAATAACCGCACGAAATTAAGTCAGCAATTGGTTGATTGGTTTTTCATACGGGGAATTTCTCAAAAAACCCTAATTGATTTTAAGATCACAGAAGGAGAGGAATACATGCCTCAAGAAAGCAAAAAAATGAATACTGTTCAGTTTAATTATTTCAGAGACGAAAAATTAGTCAATGTGAAATACCGGACTGCCAACAAACATTTTAAGCTAGTAAAGGACGCGGAGTTGATTTTGTACAACTTAAATTCCATCAAGGAAAGCAAGGAGTGTTTAATTACAGAAGGAGAGATAGACGCAATGTCTTGGCACGAGGCAGGATATAAATTTGCAACATCTGTACCTAACGGAGCAAGCAAGAACGCAAAAATGGAATGGCTGGATAATTGTTTTGAATACCTTTCCTCTAAAGATAAAATATATATTGCCACAGATAACGACCAGCCCGGAATAGAACTGCGTGATGAACTCGCAAGAAGGCTTGGTTACGAGAAATGCTATAAGATTGATTTTAAGGAGTGCAAAGATTCAAACGAGTACATTACCCGTCACAACGGAGATAGTTTGTTGGAGCTGCTAAAAGAGGCAAAAGAATACCCAATACAAGGCGTGTTTAGTATCGATGACGAATGGGAATCGATTTTAGATATTTATAACAACGGAATGCCTACCGGAGATAAGACTGGTGACGCTCATTTTGATGAACATTTAGGCTGTATGCCGGGAGAATTGACAATGGTCACTGGTATTCCGGGGCATGGTAAATCAATCTATTTAGACCAAATCAGTATTGGGCTATGTATCAACTCTTCGTGGCGTTTTGGCGTTTGTTCGCCCGAAAGTCATCCTATGTCGTTTTATTTCACTAGGCTTATCAAAAGATTATTAGGGAAAAAGTTTTCAAAAGCAAATGTTTCATTGGATGAACTGAACGAGTCACGGGATTGGGTGCGTGACCGATACCATTTGATTAAGCCGGATAAAGGATATTCATTAGACGAAATATTGTCATCTGCAAAGATTTTAGTAGCTCGAAAAGGAATTAAAGGATTGATACTTGACCCTTGGAATAGGATTGAAAATACCAAGCCAAACGGCATGCAGGATGGAGAATGGATTGTCTCGTGTTTAGTTAAGATTATCACCTTCGCACAGGCGACGGGGGTGCATGTATTTCTTGTGGCTCACCCTACTAAAATGCCTAAAAATTCAGATGGTTCAAACTTCTTAGTACCTAATCTTTATTCTATTTCAGGTTCAGCTCACTTTTTTAATATGACTCAAAACGGGTTTACCATCTACCGTAATAATGTCACCAATATGACAGAGGTTCACTTTCAAAAGGTAAAATGGGAACATTTAGGCAAAACCGGAATGGTTGAATATATTTACAATGAGCCAAACGCAAGGTTTTTTATTCCGGGAACAGACCCTAATATTAATTGGCTCACTAGGCAGGTTGTAGAACAAAAGCCAAACGCATTATTAAGACCAAGTAGGTTGTTTGACGAAGATTACTTAAGCAATGAAACTGATGACGACACGCCTTTCTAGGTAACAAATTGGTTGCAAAGCATTAACAACGAAAAGTAAAACGTAGATTTAAATCATAATGATAAAATACATAAAAGGATTACCTACTAAGAAATCAATATTTGAGTTGATAGAAGAATTTGGAGATTATAATTTTTTTGGGACAAAGCCTTGTACTGGATATGGCGGGTATGGGGGGAACTACTTAATTTGGTCAAGATTGCAAGTTCAAGCAAGAATAGAAGAATTTATACAGTTCGGAACAGACAAAGGAATTTTATTTGGTTATTACCAGCCATACGATTCTAAAAACATGAAAGTTGGTAAACTTGAAATACTAAAAAAATAAACTTATGAAACTAGAAACACTCTTAGAAATTAAAGCCGAGAACGAAAGGTTCGTTAAAAGGCTTGAAGACGCGATTGTTTTCGCTGAATCAGCAACTTATAGCACTTACGATGTCATAAAAGGACGATCTGTTCATCAATCTTATGAATGTTTAAACTGCAATCAGTCAGGCGCACTTAAACGCTCTGCCCTCGATCTTAAACTAGTGCTAACCAAAATAACCTCACCGAAATGCTAACACTTAGAAGCGAACAATTACGGCTTTCAAATATTGATGATGATTTTGAAATACAAATCGAAGTATTTGACGCCGACATTATTGAAAGTAAAGATATTTTCATAAACGAATCTCAGGCTAAACAAATTGTTGAACACTTTAAAATTCAGTTCGGATGGAAGGATTAAAAAATTCAGCCGAATCAATCTTGAGATCAGAGTTTTACGGAGAGGAATGGTCGGAACTTATGGGTAGTTTAAACACCGACGTAACTCCTACTGTTGTTCGTGCGATGAAAAAGTATGCTTTGTTGGTCGCCACAGAAACACGAAAGAAGTGTGCAAGGCGAGCGACAGTTAGACATATATCAACCGTTGCCGTAGTTGACAAAGATTCTATATTGGATGTTGAAATTGAATTGCCATGAGAGCATTTAGGATAAAAGCAAGAAGTGGGGGTAATAGTGTTTATAATCAACGTGAATATGTCGGCTTAGAAAAGCTAAGGTTATACGGTAATGATGTTTGGAGGCGATACAACAGGTATGCTACGGCAGAGCTTTACGAGTTGAATGAATCAGGTAAGTGGGTTCAAATAGTAGGTGACGAGAAAATTAGGAAATTATTAAACCCGTATCAAAGCGATGAGAAACCTAGATAAGCTATTGCAATACGCAAACAAGTACCAAATATCAATTCAATTTTGGGGCGACGAAAATACGAACGTTTACATCGAAAAAGATGATGTTGATTTGATAGATTTTGGTGGGCTTACCCCTTTTGAAGCCATTGATAAAACAGTTGAATATTTAGACAAGATTAACGGAGTGAAGCCATGAGCCAAATAACACTCCGGACACTAAAAAACTCCAAACTGAATTCCTAGTAAATTATGGAAATGAAATTTTGAGAATTAATAATCTAAAAATAGGCGACGAGATAGAAATTGAATTTGACTACGAAAAAGTTTCCACAAGATATAAAAGCAGGGAAATGGACAAGTACACTTATAAAAAATTAGCTAAAGGCATCCTTAAAATAGATGAAAATGGTGGTTTGTATGCTGAGAGTATAGATAATATGATTTTCTATGATTATGTTAAGGAGGGAAGAAAATAGTATTATAAGCAGGTGAATAGGAAATCAATTAAAAGATTTGGAACGGGATTTATATATTAATTGTAACTACATTGTTGCATTTTACTATCGGCATATTTCGTATCATTGTATTGAAAAAACAGAAACATAATTTAGAACTACAACGCCCCGACATTGGTTCGCTACCGATTCGGGCTTTGTGGTACGAGAGCGTTAATATAGATACGGGGGCTTTGTTGATAAGTAGGAGACGAACATTTTTATAAGCCCCCTTTCTATTGTTCATTTAAATAAGAAATATGGGTATTTTTGGGCATGGAAGCCCTAACGGGCCGATAGAGTGGATTGCGAAGGAGTTCAACTGTAAGACAAGTCAGGTAAATAACAGGTAAGTTGAGGCAGTCCAGTAATAACAATGAAAATATTAAGGCATATCCCTTTTGAAGGTGCTGACTAACATTGTAATAACTCACTACGGTTCGACTCCGTAGATACCCACATGCAAACCCGGAGAGGGGTGTTTGAATTTTTTAAAGTAGAAATATACATGAGCCTTAATCATGAGCGATGACGAGTAAGATTCTAAAAGTCTAGCGTGCTAAATTCGTAGCTGACACAATGCTGTTTGAGTGTCTTAATAAAAAAAAAACGGACAGCGGTGTGTATTTTGAAATTAAAATTTAGCAGCAAAACACCCCCAATTTAAAATTAGAAAATGGTAAGAATTGAGCTTTTTAATTTGAACTTTAAGAAAGCAGTAGACGGTATAGTTGACTTCGAAATGATGACGTTAGTGTCGGGATACGAAGGATTAGAAACAGTTTGGTCTATTTACTTCTTACACAGAACCATTTCCGCAAACTAAAAAAACAGAGGACAGTTGATTGATTTGGTATTTGATAAGGTATAAATTTAACATCGTTCTTTATATCAACGCTAGGGATAGCAAGTTCTCTGTCTTTTCTTAAACAAAAAACTTCAACATGAAAAATAGAAAAGGTAAAATAAACATAGATAGAAGAATGTTAAACGGAGAAATGAAGGAAGTGCTTAGCTTATTCTCGCTTCTAATCCCAAGATACATTGAGGATAACCCGATGAATTCTTTTGTAAGTTACTATTGCCTGTCTCCTATGTTTAAGGAGCTTCATGAAGGTGATAGCGTCCCATTATATGATGCGATTGCTACGTATGAAAAAGACGGGACGATGTCGGTTCAATTTAAAATAGTTGGTTGAGCTATGAATCCTAGACACGAAAAAACAAAACCGCACTTGGTTAGGCAGTATGCAAATCAAATCGAACGCATAGAAGGATGCTGGGTTTCAGCTTGGTTTAGTTGGGACACAGATTGCCATGACTCAATAAAAGGCACTTTCTTTAGCGAACGTTTTAAAAAGTAAAATGCTTATATTTGAGTATGGATGACAATATAGGCGGAAGACCTCCTTACTTCAATTCAGTCGAAGAGCTCGAAGAAAGGGTTGACGCATACTTTGAGTGGATTAAGGGCGAATTTGATTGGCAATGTAAAACCGTAGAAGGTCAAGAAATAGACTTTAAGAAATATAGTCGTGATGCAGAGTTCCCTACTATAACCGGATTATGTCTTTATCTTGGTTTTGAGTCTCGTCAAAGCTTCCATGACTACGGAAAGAGAGAAGGGTTTTCTTACGCTATTAAAAAAGCTAGATTAAGAATAGAGCACGAATATGAAAAAGCGTTGAATTGGTCGAAAGTTCCAACAGCACAAATATTCGCTTTAAAAAATCTCGGCTGGGCTGATAAACAAGAAATAGACAGCAGAGTAAGCGTAAGCAATCTTCGCATTAAAGACCTTGTCCAATTTGACGACGATGAAGAATGCGGAAGTTAATCATAAACCACAAGTATAAACCATTACTTAAAAACAATACCCGTTATTTCTTGGTAACAGGCGGTAGGGGCTCCGGAAAGTCTTTTACAGTCAACACTATTCTATGTTTGTTGATGCTGGAACCTAACCAAAGGATTCTTTTTTTGCGTCAAACGCTTACTTCTGCATATATATCGATCATTCCAGAGTTTCAAGAAAAAATTGAAATGCTTGGACTTTCTTCGTTATTTCATGTAACAAAAACTGAAATCCTTTGCTTGTCTACAAATAGCGCAATACTATTTCGCGGCATTCAGTCGGGGAGCAAAAGCAATACTGCAAATCTAAAGTCATTGCAGGGCATAAATACGCTTGTGATCGATGAAGCGGAAGAGGTTATGGACGAAGACGCATTTGACCGGATTGATTTGTCTGTTCGTCAAAAGGGCACTCAAAACCGAGTCATACTAGTAATGAACCCATCTAAAACCTCTCACTGGATTTATAAAAGATTTTTTGAATCAGAAAAGTTAAGCGGAAAGTTTGCCGGGGTATCTGGCAACGTAACCTACATACATACCACGTATGAGGATAATATAAAAAACCTTGACGAATCCTTTATCGATCAGGTGCGTTCTCTGAAAATAAAAAACCTTAAAAAGTATTTACATATCGTCGAGGGAGAGTGGTCAGACGGAGATAGCGACCAAGCCCTATGGACTTCACATGTAATCGATTCAAATAGGGTGTATGAGTGCCCTGAATTAGTTCGAATCATTGTCTCAATTGACCCGGCGGTTACTAGCAAAGACACTTCTGATGAAACAGGTCTGATCGTGTCCGGAGCAGATGCAGAAGGACATATGTACGTTCTTGAAGATGCAACTGGCATATATACGCCTCAAAAATGGTGCGAAAAAGCTGTTTTCCTATATCACAAGTGGAAGGCTGATCGAGTTATTGGAGAAGTAAACAATGGCGGGGATTTAATAGAGGCGTTATTACGTACTGTAGATGCAAATATACCCTACAGAGGTGTTCACGCCACTAGAGATAAGTACACTCGTGCCGAGCCTATAGCAGCAATGTACGAACAAAACAAAGTTCACCACGTCGGAACATTAACAATGCTGGAATACGAGATGACAAATTGGGAAGCTAAAACAGGGGATAAATCGCCAAATAGAATTGACGCTTTGGTTTGGGGCGGGTTTGAATTGGGGTTTGCGATAGTTAAAGATTTAGACTTCGGATGGTAGTTTTGTAACAAAATAGTATACATTCAAAAATAAATCACAATAATACTTGTGGGTGCAATAAATATGATTACCTTTACATCATCGGAACAAACAAACCGGTTTTGGATTATGACAACTCAACAATTGCAACTGCACAAAAACATCAACATGAAAGCTTCTATGTTGAAGATCTCTCCATCATTAAACGTGGTGACAATCAAATTTAACGCGATGGTTTTACGTAATGCTAAATCTAATTAATATGAAAAGCAGACTGTTTAAAATCGCACACGCAATCAAAGCAAACTACGCCTCATTCTCTGAGGCTTTAAAAATGGCATGGAAAACGATTCGTCTTCGTGCTAAGCTAAAAGCTGGTGTTGTATCCTTTGCCTTCAAAAAGGTTGACGGTTCAATCCGCAAAGCAATCGGCACATTGAATGACGTCCCTGCATCAACAGGGGTTAAGTATCCTAATTACTCAGTGTTCATTTACTTTGACGTTGAAGCTAATGGCTACCGCTCAGCAAAAATCGAAAACCTTTTATTCTAACCAACAAAGACACGTGAACGTCAACAAGCTTTACAGGAGAACGCTTTTCCTGGCTTGGTTCATTTGGCTTCCATTTCAAATATTAATCAGTTTAGTAGCATGAAAAAATTACTCAAATCTATTCTATCATTGTTCCGCACAGGAACTCCTTTCGGTCCAATCGCTAACCCTCCACGTTTTAAACATTAAATATGACTAACTATTTCAAACAACCATCCGACCTAATCAATGACGAGATCAGAGATTTAAAAGGCAATCATCACGGAGAACTTCGTCTTATCCTTTGGGAATTAATGAAGCAAGCCAAATTAATTGAACTTAAACACGAAATCAGTGAACTTAAAAAGGGGTAGACCTAAAAAAGAAACAACTTTCAAACCCTCGCTGAGGTGCAGAGTTAGCAAATGGGCGTCATTGCAAGAGCGGTTCCCGAAAGAAATAAATCATAGGTTTAACCTGTGGATTGAGGCTGATTGCCCTTTGCCTTTCAGCGAGCAAGAAAGTGAAGACTTGAAGCAGGGGTTGTATTTCGCTGTGAAAGCGTTAGATCAGGGCAATAGCGCAGACGTAACGCTAGCAAATAGGTTAGAATTGATTAATAAAAAATTGGAGGAAAAATAAATGATACACAAATTAAAAACAATACAACCTTATTTTGATGAAGTTGTAAAAGGCATAAAAACCTTTGAATTGCGTGAGAATGATAGAAATTTCAAGGTTGGTGATAGGTTAGACTTGTTTGAAGGAGACGAGCAGGTTGACGATATAAATAAAAGAGAGAATAAGAACCATGTTCATAAATACATATCTTATATACTTGAGGGTGGAAATTATGGGCTCGAAAATGGATATGTAATTCTTGCTTTGTCCGATGACGAGGTTTAAATGGTATGTATGAAGGACGACCGCGGTGATGCGTTAAATCTAAAGAGTCCTATCAGAAATGTTAGGGCTTTTTTTATTGGACACAACACGGTCTATATCCCTGCAAGAGTAGTAAAGCCTCCTGTAAAGATTTGATACTTTAATATAAATAGCATTCAGTATCCATGCCCCAAAATAACCCTATATCCCTTTTTGATTAAACCCGTAATCATAGTGCATAGGCAAGTCCGCTAGTTATAAACTTGCAGGTCGATAGTTGACACCGTGAAGTCATTGCTACCTCTTTTAAGCGGAAAGTTTTTGTCGACTGTTGTTTTTGTGTAGATTTCTGCTACGTCATCCTATCTGAACAAGCTGCCATACATCAGATAATACAAATATAAGTATATAAAAACACCTCTACAACGGGATTGCAGAGGTGTAGTATTGATATTTTTGATAACGTAGCGCTACAAATATAGATAATATCTATTGGTTTTTGAGCCAATATTTTGTTTTATACTTTATGTAACAAAATCTTTACCTTTGAAATATGGATATAATCGGGTCAATCTTTAACGGCGCAATCAGCAAGCGTGTAAACCAAGTCATTGCAGAGAAGCAGTCTACTACCTTTGCCAGTGCAATCACTTCCTTGAACGTGAGCCTTAACGATTCGTTGCCAACGATTAATCCGGATGCTGGAGATTACTACCAAACATTCAAAACCATTGGCGCTGTTTATGAAGTGACTGATGCAATTTGTAAGAAAGTATTGAATTGCCCTTTCGTATTTTACAAGATTAAGGATCGTAAAAAGTTGCAACAGTCCAAACATTTGTTCAAGACCGACCCTGTTCAATCTTACCTGTTAAAAATGCAGGCGGTCGAAGAGGTGGATGTGTCAGGACTAAGCGATATGTTGACTCGTGGCGCAGCTAATCCTTACCAAACAGGTTCGCAGTTCATGTGGACAGTCGTATTATCTTATCTTTTGAACGGCAATACCTACATACATGCCAACTTTGTAGGCAAAAGAAAAGCTAAAGAACTATGGTGTTTTCCGAATATGACGATCAATTCTGATCCGGATGACTTGCTTGACCCAATCAGAGGGTATACGATGCAAAATACTTCATCTACAAAGTTTGAAATTGACGAGATTCAGCATGTCAAAACCGGTACGCCTGCGCCGATTGACAGGCGAATGGAATACCTGTATGGTGTTGCCCCTTTGCGTGCCTATTTGGAGTCGCTCAGGGCAATCAAAGAAGGAAAGACGCAATCTAGTAAGCAAGCTCGTAATGGAGGTGTATTTGGCGTGCTTTCCCCTCGTGATAAAGAAGACAATCTTACTACCGACCAAAAGAAACAGCTCAAGGATAAGATGATTGAAGCCAGGCGTTCCAATGATGAATTATCGAGGGTATTTCCTTCATCAATTGCTTTGGCGTGGCAGAATATTGGATTGCCTATTGGTGATTTGAAGCTTTTGGAACTCGTGTCTGCCAGTGAAGAAGATGTTTACCGTGCCTACCACATGCCATTGCAGTACCATAACCAAGTAGCATCTACCAGCAACAACCAGTCTACTGCCGTTAAGCAAATGATTTACGACGCGGTAGCGCCTATATGCGATGTAGTAGGCGAGGCATTGACTATATTCTTAGCTAGGGGCTACGACATTGATGTCATCGAGTTAGACTACACCCAACTGCCGGAAATGGCAGTGAACATGACAGAAGTAGCGACATACCTCAACACTTTACCAAAAGGTGTGTTGACTTACAACGAAATGCGTTCAGCTATCCGTTACGGTGAAAAGTCCGAAGCCTACATGAATGAACATTTTGTAGAGTCCGGACTAACGACGTTGAAAAGGTCTTTTGATGGTGAAACCGGAACAACTCCTATTGCGTAGGAGTGTTGCCTTTTAATATAGCTTCGTCTTCTAATTTTAAGAAATGTTCCCTAAACATTTTCCCGAAATCATCGCCCAAAGATTTGACGTTCTTTTCATAGACCCCAATTACGGAAAACCTGTCTCTTTTCATGTCTGAGTCTTGAATCTCATTTATTATTCTGACACATTCGTAATGGTGATAGTTTATGTGAGGTAGAATCTGATTGCCTACCGCACGATGCAATAGCTTTCTATGCTTGGCTAGTTCTTGTTGCAATTCCTGTATAGTCTTCATTTTGGTTATTTAAAATACATTCTATATTCGAATATGACGGTTATTCTGTCGTAAATAAAAGCATCATCATCGATAAATATTTTTTTTGAGTAAAAACTAAATCCATTCGCTTCTTTATTTGCCATTAAATCAGCTTCCTTTCTAAGGAAAGACATTAAGTCTTCGTTTCCGAAGTGTTCTAGTGGCAAAAGAGAAAGAACTCTGTATTTTTGATGGTCCATTTATTAATTCAAGTTTACGAATTCATCCACATCAATCCATTCTTTTACCGTCAATGGCTTGTCCGAAAACATCATTGCTTCATAACTAGGCATTTTCTCTGCGACATGGATAGGATACTCATGTATAATACGCATTCTAAAAGCGTATACCTGCTTGTTTCTCTCGGCTCGCAACAAGAGTTCGTGTATTTTATTTTTCGCCTTTGATATTCGCCTCCTTTGAAGGAACAAGTACACCTCAATAACAAGTGCTACAGACAGAAATATAATCGTTATTGTTTTGACCATTGCGTTTCTTGTTTAACGGTGTAGTTAAAAGCCTCAAAAAAAGACCTAATTCTTTTTTCTGTAGCCGTTCCCTTCTTAATCCTAGATAGTGTGTTGTAGTAAGTACTTTGAGGCATCACCCCGTGATAGTGTTTACCGCCTTTTTTAATCTCTTCTGCGACTTCTTTTGTGGTCATAATTGAATTCAAAGATAGCTAATGGTATTGCATTACCCAAATATAGGTAAACTTTACGTTTTGTGTATTCACATTGTTACATTGATATTAACTACTTTTACACATCATGAAGCAGACAAAGGAAAAAACAGAGGCAGAAAAAACAATCGAAAGGTTAAAAGAACGCCCGATGCCTAAAGAAGCTCAAGAAGCTATCAAGCAAAAACAAGAATACGTAAACAAGCCAATCTGTAAATAGATGATATTCTGCAAAGAGCTTAACAAGTCTTTCACGACCAAAGAACTGATGTTTAAGGAGATTAAAAAGAATCTGCCTGAGATCATCCGTTTGAAGAAAGCGCAGATTTATCGTTCTTGCGAAAAGGGTGTTGGCGTTTCTTTGCGTGTGCTGGATGTTTCAAAATTAGCCACTTCAACAGGTAAGGTGAGTTTTGAAACTGATGACGAACATTACTACATTGCAGTTAACACATGCCTTGTCCTGGATTCTCATGGAGATTTGCACGACGACAATTGCTGGAATGATAGCGTAGTTACTGAGCAAGGCAAAAACTATTTGGTTTCAGACCATAGCTTAGCAATGGCAAACGTGATTGTAAAGAAAGCTTATATCGAGCAATTTGTAGCAGTAATTCCTTTTGCATCAATCGGAAAGAATTATGGAGGCGATACCCAAGCATTGATCTACAAGTTCAGAAAAGACGCGATCATCAATCAAACTGCTAAAGACTGGTTAGAATCAAAAGACGACATCGAAGCCTCTGTGAGGATGATGTACGACGACATTGAGTTTGCTTTGGATAGCAACGACCCTGATTACAAAGATTTAAAAACACTGTACGATGCTTATTTTCCAAAGATTGCCAATAGTGCAGACTTTGACTATATCCCGTACTTTTTTATCGTTAAAAAAGCTACTAACGTTCGTGAAAGCTCGTTGGTTATCGCAGGTAGCAATCCGGCTACGGGGGTAATCAGCATCAGCGAAGACGAACAGAAAAATATTGACCCGCTACAGAGCAGTCAACAAACCAAAAAATCAAATTTTTACACACTTATTCACTAGAAAATGGATTTGAAAAACTTCAAAGTACTATCCAAAGACCAGTACGACGCTCTGTCAGAAAGGGAACAGGTTAAGTACGAAATTCAGCTCGAAGCCTACAAGGAACAAGAGCAGAAAAGGATTGCAGACGAAAGCGTTAAAGCCGCTATTGAAGCAATGAAAGAAGACCTGAAAAAAGAACGCGTTGCTGAACTGAAAGAAATTTCAGACGAAAACGAAAAAGCTTTAAAAGAACTTGCAGAAAAGTACGATGGTGATATTGAGTCTTTTAAGGCGCAATTACAGCGTGCTAAAATTGGCGAAGTTAAAGAGCGCATGAAAACCATGTCTGAGGAGATTGTTGAAAAACTATCTACCGAAGAAGGTGAAAAAATGCTTAAAGGATTCTTACAAGGAGCAAAAGACCTAAGCGTAGATTTGGAAGCAAAAGCAATGCTTAAGCCTGTTGGCGGCGTTGCTCCTCAGTTTGTAGGAATTGTTGGCCCCGGTCATGATGAAACGCACGCTCGAGATGTGATCCCTGTATTCCCAACTATTAGTGATGTAATTAAATACATCCAATATACTGTAGATACCACTCAGGCGGGAATTGGAACTGTAGCAGAGGGGGCGGTTAAGCCTCAGCTAGCTTGGATTGCGGCTGTTAAAGACGCTACGGTTCGTAAAATTGCGGCGATTTTAGACGTGAGCGACGAAAACTTAGATGATGTAGTTGGTCTTCGTGCATGGTTAGCATACGAATTGCCAAAGGTTTACATGGATTTTGAGGATTCTCAAATTTTCAAAGGTAACGGAACTGGTCAAAATCTGCTCGGATTATGGCAACAGGCAGCAAATCAAGTTCTTCCATTGGGAACTGTTACGACAGCATCTAGTGTTATAGATAAGGTTGCAGCTGGAATCACAGAGGTAAGGGTATTAAAACGTGCTACATCTGCTGTGTTTGTTTCTCCTGTGGCTTACATGGAGATGTTCATTAATAAAGGCTCTGGTTCTGGAGAATACACCTACCCTATCTTACTAGATAGTCAAAATGTATTAAGGATTGGCGGAGTTCCTATTTATTGGAGTAATTCATTTCTTCAAAATGAAGGTTTAGTAGGTGATTTTGCAAGGGGCACGGCTATATTTCAACGAAAAGCGATGAATATTGCTTATAGTTCTGAACATAAAGACAACTTTGCAACGAATACTGTTTCAATCCGTATTGAAGGTAGAATTGCGCTTCCTATCTATTACCCAGAAGCATTCAAGAAATTGTTGCTTACACCTCCGGTTGTTGCTTAGTACGAAATAAATAAACAAAACAAAAAAAGCCCTGATGTATTATGTCAGGGCTTTTTTTATACATACCTATATGATGTTTTATTCGGATTATCTCCGTTTAATTTGGACTTCATTGTAGGGTATGCTCCATAACCTATAGCCATCCAGGCCTCCTTTCCTGAGGTATAAAAAATCCCAGTTTCCTCGTTAAAGACCAGCTTCGCATGTATATTATTACCTAGCGATCTTTTAGCAGACATTAAGGATTTTGCGCTATCAGTATGTTTTCTTCCTAAAGCTTTTTGCCTTATTTTTTCTCGAGCTTCTTCGCTTTGAATTTTACCGTACATGGTGTTCTTTTCTCCACTCCTGTCTTTGCCATAGAAGGGGTTCTTTTCGCCTTTCCAACCGCCATACGCGGTAACTGTTTTTCTAATCGACTCTTTTTCTTCGTCTGTTTTTGGTCTTAATTTAACCCCTATTCTTTTGTCATAAGCAATTCGCATTGTCTTTTTGTATTCAGGATCGTTAAGCAATATGGACATTCTTTTCGCTGCTGCTTCTGAAAGCTTTTTTCTCGTTTCTTCACTTGTTATAGCCGGAACTAAATCTGTTTCTGTTAGCCTGCAATTTAACCCCATGTCGCCAATAGCGTTATGCTCGTCTTGCCAAAAACGTTCCCTGATATTCAATTGAAGCAATTCACATTCCTCTAATACGGTAAAAAAGTGATTTTCAACCCCATGCTTTACAAATGAATTATGCAACTTGGGTTGTCCTTTGGTTTTTGAGCTTCCGCATAAATAAGACTTAAATCTTCTCATAATATCTCTCGACTGTCCAATATATATTCTATCTGTTGGGGAGTGAATAATATATATCCCACAAATTTTTTCTGTTGCCATATAATAAAAAAGGCGTTAACCTCAACTTTCCCGCATTCGAACTCGGTACTTGCTAAGGTTAGCGCCTGTAAATTTCTTTAAATCGGTTCGAGTTCGAATGCTACCAATTACGTGGTAAAGATAAGAAAGATAAGCAAATATCCTTATGTGCTTTTAGTATAATTCTTGTTGCATTCTAATTTATCTATACACTCGTTAATAATCTCCCTGTAATGCGCCCGTTGGTAGACGCTAATCCTAAGCATCGTAATGTTATTCTGAATGCAGTACAGGTCTTTCGCTTTATCGTTCAGCCTACGCTTGTTTAAATCATCGTAATGCCTATCATTTGACATCCTAAAGAAGTGTTGCATCCCGTCGTACTCAATGATAAGTGGATACTTGCCGACGTAGAAGTCACAGCTTAGCCAAGAACCGGAATGAGGCGATACAAGACCGATTAACTTATGTTCCGTTTTATATTCTACGCCCAACAATTCAAGATGCATGCTGATTAAAAACTCCATTTCTGACGGCACGTGTTTACGCTTCTTTACTTTTGGCGGTCTGTATTCGGTTTTATGCTTATTCTTTTTACTTGATTTGCGAGGATTCCACATCTTTTCGCTCAAAGGCTCGTCGTCGTTCATTGGATTTCTTATAAAGAAGCTATAATTCTACTTTTAGCTCAAAAACATCTGCATTAACCCTTTCATCAGTTATTCCGTTGTCCGGAAAAGCATCGTTCAGCCCAATGTTGACCGCATTATGAATATCGTTAATGTGGGCATCTGTCTCTATTTCTAGAATAATTTTAATTAATCTTTTCATGATTCATGATTTTAAGTTAAGTTCGCTATAAACACAATAGCAAGAACTAGCATAGCAAATAGTCCACCTATTATACCTATGATAATTCCCGCCATTCCCATTATAATTAGCAGAAATGTTAATGATTTATTAAACAGTCGCATTATGATGAAATGTCAGATTCTGAGCTGGGAATAGTAATAAACCCTTCCGTATCAAGAGCCCGCAACTCCTTTAGCTCTGCTGAGATTTCGTTTATCTCAAGGTTTATCGCACTAATTTGATTAGTGACTTCTTCTAGCCTTCTGTGAAGAACCACAGCGTCTTGGTTAAGGTTGACAATTCTGTCCTCTGTAATTTTAATGATTTTTTTCATGTTTATTGTTTTATTTACGTTTATTTCACCTACGAAATACTTGGTGCCAATTGGACTCCCGTAGCCTTTCAAGTCTGTTCCGTTATAAATCCCTTCTAATTTGCCTATTCTCGCTTTAGTCACGTGACCATTGTTGTTTAATTTTTTCGGCTTTTTAAAGCATTCGTTTAAATCCGACCAACCCCACGAACAAACAGGCATTGACGTTAACCAAGGACATTTCATTGTTACACCCCAGCCTTCGACTGTAATGATTTCTCCGTGAAACTTCGAGTCTTTAGGGTCATCGTACTGCCCTACGAATATATCGCCTTGCTTGGTGTTTGTTTCGTTGAAAGCCATGCCTTAAAAATCGCTAGATGAACCTGCTCCTGAGAAATCGCCACCGTCAAAGCCCCCGAAGTCAGACGAACTTTCACTTGAAGAACTCGACGAATCGGACGTGCTGAAATATATCGTAGGAGAAAACCCATCGTCAACCACTGGCGGAATCCAATTGCTTTCGTAAGAATTACCAGGGATAGCTCCGTATTTGTCAATCTCTGTTTTCACCTCTTCGTCAACTTTCTTTTTCGGGGTACGAGATGTTGTAACCATCACATCTTGATGCTTCGTGTCAAGAAGTAATTCGGGCTTCTCTTGTTTTTTCTTGAATAACTTTTCAAACCAATTCATATATAGTCTTTCTTTCAAAACTAACCAATAAAAAATATAAGAATTGTAACATTGATGATATAAACCCTAATCGCTATCTTTACGGGCATGGATGTTAAATACTTAAGAGCGCATAACGGTAAATCTCTAGGAGAAACCGAAACTGTATCCGAGGGAATCGGTAAGTACATGATTACTTTGGGTGTTGCGGAAGAGGTGAAAGTGAAAAAAGAAATGCACAAAGAAGAGGTTAAGCCTAAAAAAGCAAAATAATGGATGCACTGGACGTCGTTTCTCTTGCTGTAGCCAAAGAGCATTTGGTTGTAGATTTCCCTGACAAGGATGCTGACATCACTCGCAACATCAAAACGGCGGTAGCGTTAGTTGAAGTTGTAACGAATCACATGCTTTATGAACGGGAAAAATCTTACAGTATCCCTTCATCGGGGTATTTGGAGATTTACGATTACCCTTTCGCTGTGATCTCCTCTAGTTCCGGGCTAACCACTACCCATAACGTATTAAGCTCTGCAATACTGGCAGAAGCAGGCTCTACGGTTAACGCTAACGTGGGTTATGCTAGCGGTGATGTTCCATCTAATCTTATTGAAGCGGTATTAAAGATTGTGACGTACTTGTTTGAAAATAAAGACGTATACGAAGCGAATTTACCGTTTGATGTGCAATTATTACTGAATCCAATGAAAAGATCGGCAACGTTTTAGAAAATGAAACCTAAAGACAACAAATCCCATTACGATGCAGGAAGGCTGAGACACAAAGTGCAATTCCTTCAAGACGTAGTAACCGATGACGGTTATGGCGGGTCTGTGGTGTCAGGAACTTTGGTTTTATCTACGTTTGCCGGAAAAGAAGACGTTAGCCAATATACAATTAATGGACTAAACGCAGGACAGACGCAATATTACACCTATCAGTACTTTGTTATCCGAAAAAGGGCTTCTTTCACACCGAAGAAAGATATGTCTATGTTTTACCTAGGCAAATCCTACATTGTTCAAACGGTAAAAGAGTTGGATGACCCATGCACCTTTTTAAGGTTGTTGTGTGTCGCTTCGGAAACTCCAATTCCACTTGACGGATTAATATATGCAGGAGGGTCTGTAACCATTCCGGTTACCGAGGCTGATGTCAAATTACTGCCTTACGTATTCACCTCTGACAGTAAATCATTCACCTATAGTTCCGGTTTGAACCGGATATTCAACGTTGCCGTTCCCGTAAATCGCGTGGTGAAAATAGAGGACTTAACCTCAGAGGAAGATATTACGTGGCTTTTTACACCCGCATTATTAATGATAGACGGAGTGCAATACGCAGTGTACACAATGGAGAACGCTTTGCCGTTTACTTACAATCATATTCATAAAGTAACAATAGTATAATGGCGAACGAGGTATCACAACGTATTAAATTAATGAATCCAGGGAACTTGGATGAATGGTACGGACCGTATACCAGCACGGCCAATGCAAATTTAGCCGTGCCTGCTTCTGTTCGTTCAGGCAAGACCGTTGCGGTGTCTACCTCAGCGGGAATAGTTGAATATTGGTGGAGAAACGGGAGCTTAGATGTTGACTTAGTTGCCAAAAATTCAGGCGGTTCAGGTACCGGTCTTGAATTGGTTTTTAATGAGACCCCAATCGGTTTAGTAAACGGGGCAAACGCCTCGTTCGTTTCTGAGTTTAGCTTTATTCCTGAAACTGTTGTAGTAACAGTGAATGGATTAAGAATAAAACCTATTGACGAATTTACGACGTCCGGGAATAACCAAATACAACTAACTTTTAGCCCCACGATAGGGGAATTAATATTGATTAATTATACTAAAGCTTAATATAAAATGTCACAATCACAACTTAGGACAAGACAAATCTTAGACGGCGCTATCACCAAAGAAAAAATACAAGCTGGGGCGGCGATTGAAACCTCGAAGCTTGCTGATGGTGCGGAATTCTTAAAACGCGATGGCTCTACCGGGTGGACCGGCGCGCAAAATGCGAATGGGAATAATCTTACCGGATTATCTCAAGCTACTCAATCCGGACAAGCTGTAGAGTTTACGCAGTTTAACACCGCATTACAGAATTTAAACACGATGTTTTCCGCTAAGCAAGCGGCAAGAGCGGCATCTACTGCAAATGTGACTATTGCAACGCCAGGGACTGCGATTGACGGCGTGACGCTTGCAAATGGTGATCGTGTGTTGTTGAAAGACCAAACGACACAATCGCAAAATGGTATTTACGTATTTAATGGGTCTGCTTCTCCTTTAACGAGGGCAACGGATTTCGATACTTGGGCAGAAATCCCCGGCACAACTATTCCAATTACAGAAGGGACGGTTAATGCCGATACGATTTATTTATCTACAGCCAACCAAGGCGGAACAATCGGCACGACCGCGATTACTTTTATTGCTGTTGGGGCGGCGGCAGGTCTTCAAAACTCAAATTTTGTTGATAAAGAGATTCCATCAGGGGCAATAAACGGCACGAATACGACGTATACGCTAGCGTTCAATCCAGTACTAGGGTCTGAACATCTATACCTAAACGGGGTATTGCAAGAAAGTGGGTCAGGTAACGATTATACAATTTCCGGAACAACGATAACCATGCTAAACGTAATGTTAGCTGGAGAAAAAATCCGGGTTTCTTATCGCAAATAATGAGTGTAACAGTAGTAGCGAGGCGTAATGCTCCTGTAGTATCAGGGACGGCAAATCAAGTCATTGTCAACGTGTCAGGGGTAACGTACACGCTTTCGTTGCCCCAAAATATCAGCACAAATGCTACCCCTCAATTTGGCGGGATAGGTTTGGGCATAGCGGCTAATTCCTTGGCTTACATCACAACAGCGGCAAGTACAGCCGCAAAAGTTGCCATGTTAATTACTCCAGGGGTAGCCTTCACAGGCACGCTTGCAAGCGGCATGCTGTGGTATGAGGCGACAAATAACCGTATCCGGGTGGTTAAAAACGCAATTACGACGGATTTAATCACCTCGACAAACAACTTTTTATTAAAAGGAACTCCCTCAACTAGTGTTGTCACCGCGGCAGGGGCAACCGGTGATTTAGGTTTACAGGAGCTGGCTTTATTATTTATTACCGATAGTGACATTATTACGGCGATAAATGGGGCAACTTTCGCCACCACAAAACTGGTCACGATTACCCCCGCAAATAGCAAGGTGATCTACCAGGGGCAAATGTATTACAACCCTACACAGAATGTATATTATATTGCTATAGCAGATAACCAGGTTTATATTTTATCAGGTGATGTGATCGTAGATTCCACCGGTAAAAAATGGCGTGAAACAGTAAGTACAACAGGAGTATTAACCACAGTAGCAGTATAGATTATGGCAGTACACATGACGAGCGTACCTACGCTTGCGGATTTGAAGAATGCGCCCGGCGGAAATGATAACGTAGTAATGACTTTAGGGCTTTTAACCCCAGGTGATAATAAAGGTAAATTATATTTTTGGGATTCGCTTAACACAACCGCAGAGGATACTACTAACTGGAATGTGGTGCAGGTTACAGGTATGAGCGTAGGCAGGTATATTACCGCATTCACCAGGGTACTGAATTTACCACATGGTACGCTGTTTATCGCCAATGGGAAAAAAGAGTTTTTCACGAATAACGCGGTTGTCTCTGCCTCAGGCGATGCGCTTGTTAATCTAACAATGGACAACACTACCGATGGAGCGGCTATTTTTAACGTCGTTCTTTTCGATGATAGCAAAGCCACCATAAACACGACTACCCATAATGATGCGGTATCGAGCTGTAGAAAAGTTTTAAGTGCAAATCTAAAGCAACTTACCCATTTGTTTTTTAAAGGGAACAATACCACTTTAGGGGGCACATTAACGGCCTTATTAGGCGCGGTAATTACTGGTTTACAAAAAGCGAATGCAGGTACTACCGTTGTTTTTAGAGTCGAAGGAACATGATACTCGGTAACAGCAAAATATTGAAATCAGGAGGGCTAATTTTCCAGTCCGTCAGTACTCCGCCTATCGGGGGCAGTGTTTTGCTGCAAACGGTTAGGATAAATTTAGATAGCGCTTACCGTAATATTACCGCGACATGGAATATGGGCGTAAAAGGGAACACCACAAGCAACCTTTTGAATTCCGTAGGTGTTGGCACCGGGTTTAACTTGATTGTGCCCGCAGATGGAGGGGTAGAGGCAGAGGACGAGGGGGTACAAACTGATCCTGAGGGAATATTCCCTTCATCCGTATTGCAATATATGCTAAACCGTGGTAACTCTGCAATAACTATGCAGCTAACAGGGTTAAGCCCTACTAAGAAATACAGATTCCATTTCGCGGCTGTGCAAAGTTACACCGATGCGGGGGACAAAACCAGCGCTAACGTGAACGGCGTAATTTCCCCGTTAAATGGCCCTGATTTAGCAAATGTCGTTTACAAAGCTACCGTTAATATAGTTAACCCGACCAGTGGTATAGCGGACCTTACATTCACACCTGATGCTAGTGGCGGTTATTCATGTATGAACGCTTTTTATTTTGAAGAGTATTCTTAAAACAAACATAACAATGAAAAAATTACTATTATTCGGCGCACTATTTACCGTTTTCACGGTCAGCGCGCAAACACTACCTTATGTGGTTGACCCCGCGACTAAAAAAAGAATCACCTACACTGTAGCACAGGATGCCAGCGGAAAAGTGACTTTCTCAAATGGAAAAATTGCCACAGTTGCGCTGAGCGACGTGGATTATGCGAAGGTGTATAAACATGCCACCATCCCGGTTAAACCGCCTGTAGTTGTGGTGCCTCCAGTGGTGACGCCACCGGCTACCGTATGGGTAAACGTAGGTACGGGCTCAGGTAATCTAACTTTAGATAATCAGAAAAATGTAAACCTAAAAGTAAAGCCAGGTAACTACGACTACATCAGTATCGGCTACCCGGTTAATGTGAAAATAGATATGACCGGCGTTACGGTGAATAATAGCACGCAAACTGCGCCACATTCCATCGATATACAAGACCCTAAGAATTTAGAACTGTACGGTTTCTCGATGACCAACGGGTATTATAGAGGCATGAATATTAGGGGTTTGGTACAAACCTTACATATCCACGATGCGAGTTTTACCAACATACAGAATATCGTAATTTCAACAGAAAACGATTTGCCGTGGGACGGTACAGACGCTACGGCAAATATGAACATCACAATTAGCAAATGTAAGTTTACTGCCTGCGGAAATATTGTAGGATTGAGAAGCGGACCAAATATTGAAACCGGTAAAATTAACGGTTTAATTAAGAATTTCAAATTTACATATAATACGGTCAGGGAATCTCCAAATGTGGGAAATGTAGTGTGGACTGGTGCGGCTGAAAATTACGAGATCGCCTATAATGATATTGACCATGTGAACTACAATTACAGCACTACGCTTAGCCCGAATGCGCCAAATGGTCCGCATAATGGGGTATTTGCAATGCAGGGTAACGGTTCTCTGCACGATAACAAAGTGACTCGTTTTCAGGGGAATGTAATCCGAGCTTGGGGGATGACTTTTGGCAATAAGGCTAAGAAAGATTCTGTTTTGATCTACAACAACGTTGCCTACTCTTCGTCTAAATATTCTGCTTTCGAATTACAGGCTACCCCGGACATACAGGACTTTATTTCTAAGTACCCAGCTGTAGCAAATTACACAGACGCGAGAGTGTCTAATAACACAGCGGGGCACTTGAATACAGTCGGGGACTGGGAAGGGCAAATGGTGGATGTATATTACCCAGGCACAGGTACACTGAGTTATTACAATAACCTCGGCTTTGAAATGAACAAAATGTCTGACAATAAAAATGTTCCATTATCTGCCGGAGCTGAAATGATCAATTACAATTACGGGCAAACGTTTATCAAAAACCTTAATAATAAATATTTCCCTACTTGGCAGGAATCGGTAACGGATTTGACGACTTTCAAATCTAAAATCTCAGGAGTAGGCGCTTCACTTTAGAATAACTTATCTTTACCTCATGAAATTCAAGATCAACGGAATGAAGGAATTGCAACAGGCGCTTAATAAAGCGGGAAAGCAAATCGAAAAAGATGTTGATTCTGAAATAAAAAGGATTGCAAACGAGATATTAACCTCTGCAATTAGCAGAGTGCCGGCAGATAAAGGGCTACTTAGAGGGTCTGCCTTTATAGAAAAAACAGAGGGAGGGTATGTCATTGGTTTTTCAGCGACATACGCGCCTTATCAAGAGTTCGGCGCAGGGCCATTTACAGAAATACCCACAGGGTACGAAGCTTATGCTAGGGAATTTTATGTGGATGGGAGCGGAACAACAAGACCGAAACCGTTCTTGTTCCCAGCCTTCCTTTCGCGAAGAGATAAAATTGTTGATGAACTAACACTTAAATTAGATGCCTTTACAAAATCCTTCTAAACACATCAGGGAATCGTACATCACGGTATTGAAACCTGCGACTGGTCTTTCGGTTTGGGATATTCGTGTTCCGCTGAATGAGGTTGCTCCGGCAATGTACATTTTACTCGATGGACAAACGAAGCAGGAAACAGTTAATGCTAAAAGAGATTATTTCGAATGGTTAACCACGATTGATGTAAGCATCTACTATGTAGGTAAAAAAGGGTATAGCCACACCAAAGAACTAGATGACGTAGAAGAAAAAGTGATGAATGTCATTCGGTACGGCGTTCCTGTAAACGGGTTTTCAAACAAGAATACGCGCATTCTTGAGTCGATGTCATTGAACGACGACACCTCAACGCAATCCATTGAACGCAGGGTGATTAAGTTCGAGTCTTGGCTGTCTCAGCGCGATATTGTGCAATAATTACGTGTTTAAGTATTATTGTTGTTACATTATATTTATCTATCTTTACCTTTATGATCGGAACAGGTTCTTTACTTATATCCCATTCGCAAGGGTGGTCTGCTTGTAAAGAGGCTGTTATGGGGATGGAGTTTGATATAAGACCAGACAAAACCGCAAAAAGAACGCTCATTGTTAGTATGAAGGGTCTTTTTGATTGCGTAGGAAAACCAGAAGGAGAGGTGATGGGCGTATTTAAATTAGACGCAGGGAGCAAGGTTGCTTTTACTGGAAAAATACAAGGAAGAACCCGTATTGAAATAACAGGCGAAACCTCAAATGATTTTGAAACAATAATTAAAGAAATAGAAAAATGGCAGGAGTATTACCAGGGAAGTTAATTGGCGTTAAAGTCAATGGCACTTCAATCCGTTGTCAGACGGATGCAACATTAGCGATCACAGTAAATACTACTGATGACGACCCATGTAAGCCAACCGAGGCAGATACTACCAATGGCGCCTCTTGGACAACACACACCGTGTCAACAAAAGGGTGGACGGTATCTGTAACCGCTAAAGCTTTTGCCGACCAGGTAACTGGCGTACTGGACAACAGCGATATTGCAGCATTGATGATTACGGGCGACCCGTCTATTGAAATGACGTTCCAGACCATCAAAACAACGGATTACGATTTCGCTAAAACCTTCATTTATGAAGGGACAGGAACGTTGACTTCATTTACTCACAACGCACCGATTGACGGCGAAAGTACTTATGATTTAGAAATCACTGGTAATGGAGCGTTAACCTATGCGGAGGCTACAGTAACTCCGTAATGATTACGATCAGGCAAATAAACAAGCTAAAGGAAGGGGAGTGGTATGTATCGTATACCGCGCCCCATCCTTGCATGTGCCGTGATGAGCGATTTAGCATTACTATCAACCAAAAAAGCAAACCAAGCGAAAAAAAAATATTAGATGCAATTAACAATCAAAGAAAAGCCTAGGCAGTTATGTTGGGGGCTGGGAGCATTCGAAGACCTGTGCGACGAATTAGGAATCACATTGCAACAATTGGAGCTAGAGATCGCCAGCAATGAAACCGTAATGGTGAGCAAGCTTACTTACGCCGCACTGCGTAATGGGGCAGAAATCAACGACGATTCTCTTGATTTTAATTATAAATATTTTTTGAATTGGCTGGACAACGAGCCTCAAGGAACTGGTGATGAAATTATGGTTGATTTTATGCGGTCTAAAATTCAAGGGGTAACCATGCAACAGCGCTACGATGAAATGATCGCTAAATTATTAGCTAGCGAACCGGAAGAGACCCGTGTTAATACAAAAAAAAAATCCACACGCTCGGAGAAATCATCAGCAATGCCTATAAGTGGGGATTAAAACCTAAAGAAGTTCGTGCGCTGACTCTCAAGGAGTATGCAATGATGGAAACAGGGCAGTTTGAAATTCGTTGTGAAAAGCAGGACTTTTTGAGAACCATTCGTTCGGACATTATTAATTTTGGCGGCATGGGGGTTAAAAAACACGTATCCCCTCAAGACTTAATGCCCTTGCCGTTGATCGACAACGATAATATTATTTTGCCTATACGCAATGTTGCCGAGGCATTGAAACTATTAGCATCCTTTAAGTAATGGCAAGATTAGAAATTCAAATTGTAGGGAACAACGAAAACTTAAAGCAAGTTCTCAAAGAAACAAAAGCTTCTCTTAAAGACTTTTCTAATCTTGGTATTGATGCTAAACCGTTATCTGCCTACCAAGCGGGCTTATTAAAAATAAAGCAGGAAGCTCTAGAGCTGACCAAACAGAAAGAGGCGGACAGAAAGGCTCAAGCCGCATTAAATGCGGAAATAAAAGAACAACAAAAAGCACAAAGAGCGGCTAACGACGAGGCTAACAAAAGAAAGCCAACCCAAGTTTCTAACTCACAAGCTGAAATAGACGCGTATGTAAGAGCCAAGCAGGGGAGTATATCCTATACAACGGCTCTTAATGCGGAAAGAGTTGCTAAGGCACAATTAAATACCGAGGCGGCAAAGCAAGCTATCGCCAATAACACCCTTAATACTGGAGTTTCTGCAAATGTCACAGCGACCAATCAGCAAACTCAAGCTACAAACCAAAATGTTTTAAGCAAAAAGCAACTTGCTCAGGCTCTTGCAGAAGAGCGATTGAGACAAGCAAACGCCACAGCAGAACTAAAAAATAACGCAAGGGAAATGCTTAACGCCAAAGGCTCACTAGAGCAAAGGCGAGCGGCGTTAATACGACTTGTGCAGGTTTACGCGCAATTGTCAAAAGCAGAACGAGAATCTGCATCCGGCACAAGGCTTTCAGGCATAATTTCTGGACTTAAAGATCAGATAAAAGGGATTCAAGATCAAACGAAGGGAGGTGTTCAGCCCACCTTGTTTGATAGCATAAAATCCAATGCACTGGGGGCGATCGGACCACTTGCACTACTTACCGCGGCACTTGCAACGGCAAAAGCCTCTTTTTCTCATAACGTTGAAATATCAGACGATTTAGCAGATGTTCAAAGGGTTGCCGCACTGTCTGCAAAAGAAGTAGATGGGTTATCTAAAGAGCTTCAAGGGCTTGATACAAGAACTGATTTAAAGGGGTTGCTGGATATTGGTTTCATCGGTGGAAGGCTTAAGGTACCCAAGGAAGATTTAAAAGATTTTATTAAAGAAGTCGATGAATTAGGGGTCGTTCTAAAAAGGGAGTTTCCAGGAGGTGCGGAAGCTGTTGCTGAATCTTTAGGTAAAATCGTTACAATATATAAGATAACCGAAAAAGAGGGAGTTTCTTTTGGAACAGCCTTAACCAAGATCGGCTCGAATTTTTTAGGTCTTGCCCATTCCGGACCCGTTACAGTTAAATACCTTCAAGACTTCACTCTTGGTATTGCAGGTACAGCGGCGACTGCAAAATTAGCGCTTCCAGTAGTAAGTGCTTATGGCGCCGTGCTTGGAGAGTCCGGTCAAATCGCTTCTTCTGCCGCGCTAGCTGTTACAAGGCTTGTGAATGATTTAAGTGTTAAGCGAGGGAAATACTATGCAATCGCACAGATCGCAGACGCTACACTGACGGTTGACAAATTTAATAACTTAATTAACACCGACACCCAAGGGGCATTAACCGCCTTTTTCAAAGGATTAAAAGCCGGAAATCCTACCGTAAATGAATTAAACGACAGACTTGCATCTGTCGGCATTAAGACTGGAAAGGTAAGTAATGCGGTTAAGATTTTAGCGGAAAACCAAGATAAGTTAAACAGCCGTATACAGTCCGGAACTAAAGATTATGTAGAACATGACAAAGTTGCACATAACTTTGAAATTAGGAATAATACGTTAGCCGCCTCTGTAGATAAATTAAGTAACTCTTTTGTTAATCTGACCACAAACCCCAATGGTTCGGTAGGTAAGTTTTTCAAAGGAATTATAGACGGCGCAACCTATTCAATTAGAGCTATATCAGAGCTACAAGCGGCGCTAGATAAAACACAGCAACAGGAGGATGATTCCTTAATACGGAAAAGCACTTCCTTAAAAGGACGCGTAGGTGGGTATCTTTTTGGTGGGGACGTTGGCACAAATTCTCAGGAGTTTAAAGATGCGATCGCACGGAGAAAACAGCGAGGTACTGACGCTTTAAATAACAACATCGCAGACCAGGGATTTGCTAAGGCAGACCAATTAGCCCGCGGAAAAAGCGAGGTTGAAATTAGAAAACAATTGACCGCCGAAGTCAACCGAGAGGTTATCGCAAGAAACAGACTAGCGAACGCTTTAAAATTTGTATCAGACCCAAAAAATACACAGGCTCAAGTTGCTCCAGTATCTCAAAACATCAACAAGTTGCGTGCGGATGCGAGAAGGCAAAATGCAGTCGTTAAACGGCTCAGGTCTAAACTTCCTAATGGCGGAGAGGTGTACGGAGACGGTTCTTTAGTCGACCAAACAAAAGAGGATGATGCGAGAACAATTGATGACATTAAGGCAGATATTAAGCGTGTTACTGAGTTAAAAAAACCTTTAGACACTGCTTCAAAACAATATAAAGACTATGTTAAGCAAATAATTGGCTTCAAGAAAGAGCTTGCTTTAGCTAATGGAGCTGTACCTAAGGCTCCTGCTATACCCAAAGACTTTAAGTCACTTATTTTAAGTGAAATGTCTAAGGCTGAGAATTACGATGCTTTGGTGGGTTTAGAGGGGCTCGATAAAACTAATGAAAAGACCACTCAGAAATATAAAGCCTTAAACGACAATCTTAATAAGCTTCAAAAAGAGTATAACCAAAAATATAAAGCTGGTTCCAAAGAGCGCGAGCAATTTGACGCGTTAACGGCTTCTGCGCGCGCGGTTAATGCGACTAACCAACAAAATGAACTGACTCAGAACGCCGCAACGTTTGCTAAAAAACAAGCTGACATCATTGCGGGTATCGAACAAGAGGCGGGAATCACTCGTATTGTCTCTCAGGAACAAGAAATACAGCAAAACGCCGCTCATTATGCAGATTTAACCAGGCAATATGAAGGAAACGCGGCAATATTAGCGGTTCTTGTTGATGCAAAAGCACAGGAAGAGGAAAATATACGAAATAAATACAGGCAAAAAAGGCTTGAAGCCGAGCAGAATATACAAGAAAAAATTGCTGACGTTTTAGATAAAGGGTTTGATTCTTCTACCGGGTCGAAAAAATCTCAGGCTAAGCTAGATAAAGACCTTAAAGAAAGACTCACTAAGGTAACCAAGTTTTACGACGATCTTAAGGAGCTGAATAAAAATAATCCCTTAGCGTTAATAGGAATCGGAGCCTCTGAGGCTGGGGCTAAAGGAAAGCTCAAACAGGATGCCGCAACGGCTTCAAAAACAGATTTTGGCAACCAACTGTCAGGTGTCGCAGTGAAATTTGGCGACGACCTGATTGAGACGCTGACTAAAGCAAACGCATTCGCAGACAAGTCGTTTTCAGATGTAATCTCAGGACTGGCTACCAATTTAACAGATTCACTAAACCAAGTCTTTATTAAGAAATTTGGCGATCAATTAACTAAATTATTAGATAAAGCTTTTGATAGTTTATCCGCAAATCAACAGGCATTAGCTGGAGGGGCAATAGTTCTAGGTAGTATCATTGGTGGAATAACCAAAAAGACAAGCGCGATAGGTCAAGGCACGGCCGGCGCTTTAAAAGGGGCGGGAACTGGCGCCTTGCTGGGGACTGCTGTCGGTGGTCCGGCTGGAACGGTTGCAGGAGCGGTTATCGGCGGAGTTGCTGGGTTAATTGGTGGGATTTTTGGAGCAAGCAAAGCTAAAAAACAGGAGGAATTACAAAAACAGCAATTAGCAGAAGAGAAAAAGCAAACAGCACTACAGGAACGTGCCAACGCATTAGCCTATTCATCTTCTATCATTGGCAGAAATACGGTTAATGGGGTCGTTACTGGCGTTGAAATCAACGAGTTCGGGCAACTGACAACCAAAATAGCAGGGCAGGATTTACTCATCACTTTAGACCGGGCGGCTAAATCAAGACAAAGAGGGACTTAACATGGCGGTAAAATACAGGGTTGACTACCGGGATAACTTTAATCAAAGGTGCAGAGTTGATATTTCGCCTGTCGCTCCTTATAGCGGGGCAATTATTCCTTTGCGTGGCGTAGAGGGTCAGGCTTGCGTTATTAGCTATGATTGCGGAGATGACCCTTATGAGCCGATTATAAACAGCAAAGCTTCAATTAATGTTTTTCAAACCGAAGGCAACCCGATAGATATTTTAGAATTGCAACAGGCAAATGACCGCGACTTTGTGGTCGAATTCTCCGTAGATTCAGAATTGAAATGGAAAGGATTTCTTATCCCTGATGGGATTCAGCAAACTTTTCAATCCGCGCCTTTTGAGTTAAATATCACCGCAACAGATGGGTTGAAATTACTTGACACATTAGACTACACCCATAACAATCTGCAAGGAGGAAGGTGTATTTTGAACTATTTCAGACAGATTCTGTTTGCTACGAACAACCTCGGGATGCCATTACCGATCAGGTGGTCCTGCGCCGTCACAAATCCTGCTTTTCCAGGAGAGTTTGATATATTTAGTGGTTCTGTAGAATGGGCGCCAAGAGGGGAAGGTTTTACGGATTATATAGGCAACTACAAATCTTGTCTCTATATTTTAGAAAATATGTTAAGGTCTCTACAATGCCGAATGCATCAATCAAATGGTGCATGGGAAATTGAAAGGATAAATGATATTGTGACCGGCTCTAGCGTGTACAGAGAAATACCAGCAACGTTAGAAGGGTTCTCCGTGACGACATTACCGTTATCTCCGAACCTGTTCACCATTGGCGGAGATAACACTTATAACTACCGTTTTGTTGAAGAAGATGCAATCATCACGGTGTTGCCCGCCCTAAGGACAGTAGTAAGCACCTATGAGCAGGACCAGCGAGACAATATATTACCTAACGGCAACATGGACATTGTGTCTTTCTCTGTGCCGATATATTGGGGGCTATACAATGCAAGCGCAGGGGCTTATATCGAATCTGTCGGCAGTTTAAGCGATTCAGCCGGAAGTGCGGTTCAAATTACCAACCCATCACCAAACGGCGCGACCGGATTTCAATTGTTCAATCCTAATCTACCTATAGACAGCGACGTGCTTTACACTTATATCAATTTTGGATTTAAGTTTGCCATTGTTAACGGCGCAACATTAGACGCAAACGGCTTTATTGTATGGGCTTCGACTAGCTTTAAATTCCAAGTGTTGTATTGCAGTGGGGATAATGTTAACTATTACCTCAATGAGAACGGATTTTGGACACCGTCTTTCACTTCAATTAGCATTACTGTTCCTGGACTGAAACTTAATGACGTTGCTCAGATCGACTTCAACGCCAAGCAAAATATTATTCTTCCATTACCAAATTCAAGTCCAATTGGAAGAACTAGAGACCCTTCGTTATTGGTTAGTTTTGAAATACCTACCGGCAGGAAAGTGATTTTTGATGACATATATATCAATACAGACAATAACAACGATGTTTATGAGGCGACTTATGCACAAGGGAATAACACCAAAAAAGAGGAATACTCTTTAAACATCAGCAGTTCGCATAATGGTTTTTACGTCTCTAATTACATGACCGAATATAGCCAATCTGGGTTTGAGAAGTTTTTTACAGACTCTAAATACACAGGGACACTGACCGCTTTAAATAGTCATGCGGTCTTAAGAAACAGGTATAAATCATCATTGGTTTTTGAGGGGTCAATCTATGCTTCTAATTGGTCGTATGGCGAGATATACCAAATACAGACGCTGACGGGTAAAAATTTCCTACCTTTAAGCGCAAGCTGGAATACTGAAACTAATGTAGTTAACATGAGTTGTGTCGAGGTTCGTGACGACAACATCAGTATTTCAATGAAGCATTACGGCAAGTTTGTAACACCGAATTAAGTAATTAAAAAATGAGCGACAATAGACTTTCCGGCAACCTTTTAGGGGTACAGATCAACGGAGAATACATTTCCTGCGAAACTTCCTGTGAATTTAATTTTGAAGCCGACATGAAGGGGGCTTCGCCTGTTGATGCCGGAAGGTGGAAGGAAGTTATCCCTGCGGTTCGTTCATGGAATGTGACGGTTAATGCAGGGCTATTAATTCAAGCCGCAGGAGCTAGCGCGGGGACTGTTTTATCTGCTTACCTGACAGGGGAAGAAGTAATCATCCGATTTGCGGTAAAAGACACGCTGATGCCGGCTTTTATTCTAGAAGGCAAAGCCTATGTGAACAGCGGAACAATCAGCGCCTCTGTCAACTCGAAAGCCTCATGGAATTGTTCGTTCACTGGAAGCGGTCCGTTTACCGCGGACATTGCAGGAATGACTGTTCAGGTTTTAGCCACAGACACTACCGGGGATGATATTGTCGAAGACGGTAATGGAGATTTATTAAGGATATATCAAAATGTATTAGGGGCAGACATTCAAACGATTACCGTTCCTGAGTTAGATACCGAAGGTCTCACTTCTGAGAGTTTAATTCCGCACAGCTTACCGAACGGCACCTTAAAAAAGGTACGCGTATCAGCTTTAGCGGCGTTCTTAAATTCGGGGTCGGCAACCATGCTTTCTTCATTGACGGACGTTGCGATTGTAACGCCGGTAAATGGGCAGGGTCTAGTTTTTAATGGCGAAAAATGGGTCAACCGATCTATTGTTACGGATTTATCAAACTATTACACCAAACCGGAATCCGACAGCCGGTACATGCCAATCGGAACAGATATTAATCCGCCAGGTTATCACCCGACGTTATGGGATGAAGCCTACTCATGGGGCAACCATGCCGGGCGCTATCCGCTGTATAACGGTACGGGCGCTTATGGCACATGGGCGATCAGTATTACTGGTAACGCGGCAACTGCGGATTTAGCTACCCGCGCCTACAATGCTGATTTCGCAGATTTGGCGCAACGGGCCTATAACGCTGATTATGCGCAGGACTCGGATAAATGGGACGGTTACCAGTTTGCCGATTACTTAGACCAGCCTGTAAAGGTAAACAGCGATGTTAGGCATAGGTCGTTATCTTCCCCTGCCTATGTTTCGGGTTTTACCGGTAGTGGCTTTAAGATTGAGGCGGACGGCTCAGCCACTTTCGATAATTTAACCGTGCGTAAAGCTTTTAACGTGTATGAGCTGATTGTAAATAAGATCAGCGGGACTAATGGAGCTTTAGCGGTTACCGATACGATTAAAATGACCTCTGTAGTTGTAGACACGAACGGGGATTACTATTGCAACATAGATAGTGCAGGGTTCACTATACCTGTACCTTTTGTGATAGGGGACTTATTACGTTGTCAAATGTGGTCGGGTCGAAGTGTGAAATATTACGTAAGAAGGGTTATAAAAGTGGAAAGCGAAGCTTTCACGCTATCCCAAACAGCAGAGGGGGGCTCTAGTATTCCCGAATATGGGGATACGGTAGCAAGGTTTGGGCATATTTCAAATACCAACAGGCAAGGGCTTTTATACCTAACCTCCAGCGATAGCAATTCGCCCTACCTCGATGTTTTGGACGGGATTAACTCAGCCAGTTTAGCGGGTAAAACTAAAGTGCGATTAGGCCGTTTAGATGGGATAGTTGACCCTGCTTTCGGCGCTTTGACTGGTTATGGCCTGTACGGGCAAAACGTGTACCTGACAGGTGCGATAAACGTAACGGGCGGTAATGCGCAGACCATAGCCGGTTCACAGGCGCAGGTAGACGCTTTAGAGGTAGGAGGCAGGAATTATTATAAGAAAACCACCCCTTTAGACAGTTTTCAGATGGGGGCGTTAAGCCACGATGATGTTAACGGCTACCCATCGGCAGGCGGTTCACCTGATGGTTTTTACTCGACTGGAATATCGGGCGGAACGGGTAATGTTAGGTTAATAGACGTTATTACAGGAAATGGGGAGTGGACTATATCCGGCGAAATGATTTCCAACAGCGCTGGGTGGTATCCTTATTTTGACATTTGCGACCAAGGAGGTGTTTATAAACCGCTTGACGGGCCTGATGTGTGGACTAGATTCATACACACAGTCAATGTTACTAATTGGAGTTCTGATGTGTATAATTTCGTAGACTTTACCGGAATGCCTTATGTGTATTTTAATGTTCGTAAACTTAAAATTGAAAAAGGGAACAAAGCGACCGACTGGACACCTGCACCTGAGGATGTAACAGGCTATGCAGATTCAGTTTTAGTTTCCGCTCAAAATTACGCGGCAGGGCAAGGATATACCGCGGGTAGAATGCTATATACAGACCCTGAATTTTTATTAGGATATAACGGCATAGCTGTATACAACAACAGCGGAGACAGTTCGGTAGTTTTGAACCGAACTGCGTTATCGGGGTCTCCGAATAGTTCCGGTTATGTTCTTTATTTGCAACCAAGCGCATCCGCGTTGCCTAACTACGGAGGATTTTATTTTGCAACACAAACAAGACCAAACGCGGTATTTAAAGTGCGTTTTGTAATCGCAGGAAACATAGGACAGACGATAAATTTCAACAGTAACGCTTATGGTGACCAGGGGACGTTTCAATGGAATACATCTAACGTTTTTACGGGCGGGTGGCAGGAATTTATAGGGACTATAAAATGTGGCTCCACGGGATCTTTTTCCAGTACTGCTTTCTTTTACATCGGCGGAGTATTGGACAATTTATATATCGCATCCGCTACGGTGTACGATATGACCAGTACAATTGACTCCTTAACCTACACCGATCAGGCGCAACAGGATGCGGAAGCCTATGCGTATGCTCAGGCGCAGGGAATTGCTACGACCTACAGCCTAAGCCAGTTAAAATCGCTGGCCTATCTCGATACAGTTGAAACGGCTAAATTAGGGACTACGGTTATTCAGGGAGGCTATTTGAAAAATACGCTGATCGATACGGTGTATTTAAAGGCGAGCGTAATTAACGTAGGTTACATTGAAGGTTTAGCGGCTAATTTCTACCAAGGCACAATCGGCGGAATCATCCTTTCCAATAACTCAATTTATTCCAGTAACAATAATTTCAGCGTGACCAGCGCGGGGGTGCTGACAGCAAAAAGCGGAACGATAGGCGGGATTAGCATTAACAACAATTCGATTGCCTCCAGTAACGGGGCTTTCAGCGTGACAAACACAGGGGTGTTAACAGCCACTGACGCTAACATTTCCGGGTATATAAACGCAACAAGCGGTATTATTGGTGGATTTAGCATATCGAGCGGATACATGCAGGGAACTAACGGGGATACAATTGGAGGCAGATTTGCACTTAACCCTTCGGGTGGTTATATCGCTTTCATAAACGACACTACAGGCTCTTTTTCAGGGATAGGGTCTAATGTGGTCAGCGCGGCCGCTGGGGTAAAGGTGCTAGCTAGATTTTCAAACGTAGAGAGCGGGTCTGTAAACATAGGCATGTTAGCTAACGCGCAAAATGCCAGGACAAATATCGCTATAGACATTCCAAATGGAAATTTAAGAATGGGCGGGTCTTTAGGTTATAACGGATTTGTAACTGGCTATGGCGGTGTAGTGCTGACTGTGAGAAATGGGATTATTATATCCCCTTAGTTTACGGTATATTCATAGGTACCGAAATCGAATTTCTTAACCACTTCATATCCACTAAGGGAGATTGAGGCGAGAACCGGCGACGCTTGTATTTTAATAATATCGAGTTTGGCGGTTTTCGCTTCGTAATTAGCAAGTACTAAATCCCATTGGCCGGTTACGTTTAGTGTTTTGGAAAATCCAAATTCGTTGTTATAGGTAACCTGGCAGGATTTGCAATTCACTGAGTAAGTTACATAAGTGCTAAGTTTAACTTCTTCTTTTTTGCAAGCTGTAAAACCTAGTAATACAATTGCTGATAGTGCGATTAATTTTTTCATTTTTATGATTCTTAGTTAACTCAAAACCCCGCTATTCTCATAGCAGGGCTTTTTTATTCGTGCTTGTGTTATCTTGGTGGTGTACTTGGTGTACCGGAATCTCCACCTGTTCCTGGTGAAGGATGTGTACCTGTGGGTACAGTCAAAACGGGATGACACACCGAGTATTTGCCGCAATAGCATAAACCGGTGTTATGCGGAAATGTATCTGGCCCATCTGGGTAGGTTGCAGGCGGCGGAACAGTTGAACCTGGCCCCGGTACACCGGCTTTTGCATTGTTAGCTTTCAATTCCGATGATTGAGAAATTTCTGGTGTTACGTTTTCTTTTTTACAACTCGTGCCTAGCACGATTGTAAAAGCCAATAAAGCGATTAATTTTTTCATAGCACAATATTAAGCCTTTTTATAACATCAATCTCTTTGTAATGTGAATATTACAATTTTCCCTATATTTGAAATATGAAAAAAGCAATTTTAGATTTTAAAGAAGTGCAAATTACAGGACTGGACGGTACACCTGTTATTATGCCCTCAGATTGGACCAAAGTATTTGGTGACAGATTATACATACAGGGCAGTTCTATTGCCATAGCTGAGCTGGGAAGTAAGTTATACCACAGCTTTAAGAAAGATAACATCGTAGAGCTGGACAAAGAAGAAATCGACGTTTTATTAAATGCCGTAGAAACTACGCCCTTACTCGGTGCAATGATGAACAAAGCACTGATCGAATACATACAACTGAAATCTAAACACTTAAAATAATGGCCAATCCGAAAAGAACAAATACACTCAAAACATCTCGGTTCGTAGATAACCTACTTACCCCTAAATTTAACCTGAATTTCGATTATGAAGTTTCAGCCGGCACGCTTTCCCGTATGCAGGTGAACGGCACACCTTTAGACGCTGAGGGCAAACAAATATTAGGACAGAATTTCAGCTACACCGTTAACGCGGGTAATGTAAACGTATCCTTCAATCAGATCGAAGCGGATACTGAGATAATCGTTTTGGTTGCCGCGGAAATTGAAAAAATAAAAGCTGAAATCGCTTAATCTACTTTTTTCATAATTGCATGAAGCCTTAGCCGAAAGACTAGGGTTTTCGTGTTTTGTAGTTCTTCGCGAAACTTTCGTCTGCCTTGTCCGACACGAGCTTAACCCAATAAATCAGTCCACTGATAACGAGTATTAGTAAAATTAGCTTTCTCATTTCATTTAAATTCTTCATCGTTTGGAAGGGAGATCGAGACCGGGCTAACCCGTTTCACCCTTTCGCACGAAATTGTCCAAAAAATATCTTTTGTAAAATGCAGGATTATATTTTGCCCCTCGTTAGCTACGTGGTGGCAAACCACATCCTCTACCCCTCTATACTGTTCTAAAAACTCTACCCTAACCATATTGTCAATTTGTTATGCTAATATGCAAACTAAAACGATAGGTTTAATCATACGCAACTACATCGTTACAAATGAGGTAAATAATTTATATATTTGGTCTATGCAAAAGACTACAGCCACACGCGAATTTTTAGACAAGTATCCGGAGTTAGAAACTGTACACGGATTAAAAGTAGGAGACGAATTTGAATACGATGGATTAACTAGCGACGATGGGTTACCTCACCCTCCGACCGTCCCACTTTCACCTCCTAAACCTGAGTAATGTTTAAGCGTTACTGGATTAAAAGCTCTATAACCCTCTACGTTTTTTGCGTAGTGGGTTATAACTTCTTTGGGAAAAACACGGTGGCGTGGACTGACTTCTATTATAGCATGGAGAAAGGTATGGCGTTTTTCTCTACGATGTGGGGATTAAATAAGCAAACTTTATCAGACCGCCTGTTTATTGATTTTGCCAGGATTATGCAATGTGGGACATGGATATTCTTTATACTCTGTTCTTTTCATAATTCATTTTGGGTCTACAATCAACGGGTTACAATGGCAATTCTTATATTAGCGTCTTTTGGTAGTGTTATTGTACAGCACCAGTTAATCAAAGCCACAAGATCATGAGAAGAGTGAAATATTTAATATGGACAATGCCAGCGGGAATATTAACGTTACTAGCTTCTTTCAGCCTTATAATGCAGTCATGCTCTATTCCAGTTGTAATAAGACCCGATGGTAGGTTTGTAAATGTGGAGTATTTATATACTCCCTTTATCATTTACGGCGTAGTCCTTTTTATAGGAACTTGCTTTAGTGTATTTTCTTTAGTGCAGGTTGGACGAATTAGTAAGAGACTGAAAGATTTAGGGTATTCTATATAGGATGTTAAATGACAGATATACAAAGGGAGCAATTGGGGCTTTCCGACAAGTGGAAAAGATTTCAATTGTACAGCGTTCAATTTGCTTGCGGGTCTTTATCTGCCTATTGGATTCTGTCATTGGAGGTTATCGAAAAGGCTTTCGTAAGGGCGCACTTAGAGACTTTTTATGCGCTTTTTTTTGTGGCAATTATTATTGTAGGCATCTTGTCTATATTCTGTTCAGGGGGGATTGGTTTGCTCCGGTTAATAAATGCAAAAAGGGTTTTGCAGATTATAGAAAGGGAGCGAGACAATGAACAATAACGTAAGTACTATAGGAATTATCATCGCGGGGATGAATATTTTAATATTAATCCTGCTGATTTCAAACATTTATCTTTCATACCGAAAGGCAAGCGACATTGACAAGGCTGTAAGCGCTGATGATGTAGACTTCTATTTTATGCAGATGTTCAATTCAATGGTGTTCTTCGTCGCCAATGCTATAGCGACCTATACCGGTATTATAGCATTCATCGTTCATCCATATCTTACACTAGACAGTATCGTCATGTGGAGGCTTGCAGATCGATTCGCAATGCTATGCACGGCAATCATGCTGATATTAATCAGAAGAAAGTACAACCCGTTTAATAAGTAAATCCGTCAGATCAATCAAAATATGTATTTCTGTTTGAGAAGCCCCGCCGTTGTGAAACCGTGGGGTTTTGTTTTAAACAGCTTAAAAGAAAGG